ACCTCGGGCGGAGGCGGATGCGCTGGCGGCGAAGCTGGAAAGGCCCGAACCGCAGCCTCCAGGGCTGGCGAAGCAGGATATGACGGCGATGCCGCGACACAGTGCGCTGCTGCCGACGGCGCGGGTGCGGCCTCGGGCGGAGGCGGATGCGCTGGCGGCGAAGCTGAATCCGGCGAGCGGCTTTCCGAAGAAGAAGAAACGCATCGCGGCGCTGTAATCACCCTTCATGGGACAAGGCAACTTCGACAGCGGGGACGAGGACTATGAGGACATCGTGCAGCGGCGGGTGAGCCCGCAGGATGTGCTGGCCGCGCAGCGCGGGGCGAATGCTGCGGCGGCGCAAAAGGCGGCGGGGGCGAGCGACGTGCCCGAGGCCGTGCAGCCGAAGAGCGCGGTGGAGGAACTGCGGGTGGAGGGTCCGAAGAGAGGGGACACGCCGGAGGATTTTTGGGCGCGGCAAAACGAGGCGGTGGCGCGGGGCGTCCTGCCGACGGCGCGGCCGGCGGATGCGAACGAGGCGGGGCGGCAGCAGCGGGAGGCGGAGACTGGGCTGCGGCAGAAGCAGGCGGAACTCGATGCGGAAACGCGGGCGCGGCAGCAACAGGCGCGGGCACGCGAGGCGGAGGCGGCGGCAGCGGCGCGGGGCGGGGCGGCGCAGGCTCGGGCGGACGCGGCGGCGAAAGCGAAAGCGGCGCGCGGGGCGCTGCAGAATTTTAAGCGGGCGGGCGGGCTGACGGAATACGACGAGGCGGGAAACGAGGTGCCGAAAATGCAGCCGCATCCGTATCCGCAGCAGGGCCCAACGCCGACGGGCGAGCCGCTGCAGACGCCGGACGTGCCGGCATTCACGCCGGGGCCGACGGGAGAACCGCCGGTGCAGGACAAGGCGGGCAACTGGGTGGTGCCGCACCGCAACGAGTATGGCGGGGTGGACGCGATGCCGGTCGAGAGGTCGCCGCATTTCCACGAGGACCAGACGACGGGAGAGCGCTACTACACGCACAAGGGCCAGAAAATCCCGCTGGGGGCGAATGCCAATCTGGTGGAGCGCAACAAGCTCAAGGCGACGCAGGTGGAGCTGGAGCGGGACAACATGCAGGAGCGGATCGACCTCGGGGACGCGCGGCTGCGGGCGGCGGAGGCGAAGGAGGGGATGAAGCCGTTTGCCGCCCAGGTGAAGACGGCGGAGACGCAGATCGCAAATCTGGAAAAGACGCTGGCGGTGGCGAAGGGGAAGGGGCGCGAGCTGGTGGAGAAACGGCTGGCGGAGGCGCGCGCGGTGCTGGCGGACCCGAACTATCTGGCGGCAAAGGCGAAGCTCGATGCGGCGGAGGCGGAGATCGGCACGCGACAGAAGAGCATCCTCGACCGGCGCGAGCAGGCGCTGGAGGTGGTGCGAAATCTGGACAAGCTGAAGGCGGCGCGGAATCTGCCGCCCGGAACTGTGCTTCGCCCGGCGAAAGCGGAGGAGCTTTTCCCGCCGGAAGCACTGACGACGGATGCGGGCGGGCGCAGGAGCGTGAGCCGGGATGCGGTGGAGGCGCAGGTGGCGGCGCTGGTGGCGCAAGGGCGCGGACCGGAGATGCAGGGACCGCCCGCACCGGGGGCACGGGTGCCGGAGAAAGTGCCGACCTCGCACATCGCGGGATATGGGGCGTATCTGGAGCAACTGCGGGCGAGCGGGATCGAGGCCGTGGGGGGCAAGCCCATCGCGCAGGAGATCGAGCAAGCCAACGAGCAGCAAAAGAAGCTCCGGGCGATGGGGATCATCGCGGAGAAAGTGAGCGAGAGTGGGGCCGTCAGCATGGCCAAGTTCAGCGCGCTGCCCGATGCGGAGAGGGCGGCTTTTTTGCAAGGCCTTCCAGCAGCGCAGCGGGCACCGTTTGCGAAAACGCTGGCGACGTTTCGGGCGATGGCCGTGATGGAAGCCGTGGGGCTGCAAAACGCGGACCAAGCCTTTGCCATGTTGAGCCCGGAGCAAAAGGCGCTGGTGAAGGAACAAATCGGCAGGGAGGGGATGCAACAGTTGGGGCAACTGGCTCAGATGCGGGCTCAAAGGGAGAGCGATCAAGCGCGGGTCGAGGGCAAGGCCGCGGCGTATGAGGCGAGCGGAATCGGTGGCAAGGTGTGGGCGAACGCGGTGGCGCTTTACGGAGGAGCGACGAAAGGGCTGGGGGCATTGGTGACGGCTCCTCCGCGGATTTACGGGATGCTTTTCCAGAACGGCGCGATCAAGGACCGGGCCGGCATCCAGTGGGCGGACAATGTGGATGCGATTTTGGACGAGACGTATTCCGGCGGGAAGAGCACGGAGATCGCGGACATGGCGGGCAACCTGATCGGCAGCACGCTGTCCTTTTTGATTCCGACGGGGCTGGTCGGGCAGGGGCTGCGCGCGGGCGGCGTGGGGGCGAAAGCCGCCCAGGGCGCGGCGCTGGCGACGACGGCGCTGGCGGGCTCGGTAATCAACGGCGCTGGATCGGTGGCGGAATCGACGGCGCTGGGTCTGACGGATGAGGAAACGTGGAAGCGGTTTTTGCTGGCGGCACCGCTGGGTGCCAGCGAGGCGCTGGGTCTGCCGCGCGGCATGCAGCGCATGGTGAACGGGATGATCCAACTGGACCGGGCGACGCAGGGGAGCTTTAAGCGGCTGCTGGTAAGCATGGGCCGCGAGGGATTGCAGCAAGTGCCGGAAGAGGTGCTGCAGGAAGCGGGCAACGCGCTGGTGATCGGGCTGGGGGACATGGCGATGGGCATCCGCAGCCGGGTGGATGAACGGACCGGCGAGCGGCGGGTGCCGACGGTTGCCGACGTGCTGACGCAGACGGTGGAAAGCGGACTGCAGGGCGCGGCGGGAGCACTGATGTTTGGGGCGGTCTTTGCGGCGAACGCGCACGAGAAGGACCGGGCGCGGCTGCGGGATTACGCGAGGGCTTTGGAAACCGACGGCGGCTATGCGGTGATGCACGATCTGCTCGGGGAACTGCGGGGGCAGATGAACACGGCACGGGCGGAGGGTCGGGAGGACGAGGTGCATGCGCTGAAGGACCGCATCGAGCAGGCGCAATTCGCGCTCGGCGAGGCGGCGAAAAAGGTGACGAAGATCGAGCCGACGGCGCGCGAGGCGATGGCTCGGACGATTGCGCCGGAGTTTGACCTGGCCGGGGCGGACCGGCAGCTCGACGGGAATGAGACGCTGCGGTTTGCGGCGGTGGAGATCGGGCGGGCGATGCGCGGGGCTTATCCGGGGGCCGCGGCTTCGGGGCAGGGAGGCGCGCAGGCGGCGCTCGACCAGATGCTCGGGGTGCATGTGGTGGCGACGGATCTGACGGGGGTGCTGAATGGGGGGATGATCGAGGCGGGCAAGGCGGCGGCGCTGGAGCGGCTGGGGCTGCTGGAGACGGAGCAACAGGCGGATGGCTCGACGGTGATGCGGGTGACGGATGACGCGCTGGCGCTGTTTCCGCCGGCGCTGCGGGACGCGGTGGCGAATGACACGACGGGCAAATACAATTTCAAGGTGACGGCCGGCACGCCGGGGCAACTGGTGAACAACCTCGTGAAGAGCGGGGAGGATCGGCTGGCGGCGGAGGCGCGGGCGAAGAGCGCGCAAGCTGGGCCAGCATCCAGTCCAGGAAGTGCAGCAGCGCCGGCGACGGGCGGGACGATTCCGGCAGCGGAAGGAGCGGGGCAGGGGCAGACATCGGGTGGAAGTGCGCCGCAATTCCGCGTGAGGCTCAAGGTGGAACTGCCGGGCGGGGTGGCGCGGACGCAACCGGTGACGGTGTCCGCGGCAAACGCGGCGGAGGCGGTGCAGATCGCGGTGGCGCAGGCGCGGGGCTCGGCTCCGCAGGGGGCGAAGATCGCGGTGGCGGGGAAAGTCGAAGCTGTAACCGGAGAAGTTACAGGTGTAACCGCGAATGTTACAGGGTCACGCGGCGATGTGACGGACGATGCTGCGGAGGTCAATCGGGCGCGGCAGGTGTTTGCGCGAACCTATGACGCTGCCCGGCCCCTGCTGCTCAAGCTGGGCGTAGGCAAGGTGGTGGAAGACCGGACGATGTCCGGAGGGATGGCTGTGGACAAGGGCGTGCTGCGTTTCAACCCGGACCAGCTCGCGATGATGATCCGCCTGAAGCGCGACGCCGGCATGAGTGAGGAGGATGCCGTGGCGCTGGTCATGGACGAGGAGAAGTGGCACGCCGTGGGCCTCACCGTTATCAACCAGCGCGAAGCGGAGGAGATCGTGCGGACGGCTCCGAAGCGGATGATCAAGGCGGCGCGAAAGATTTACAACGGCTGGGATAATCTCAATGCCTGGCAACAGGGGCACGAGCTGGTGCGGATGGTTTTGCAGGGCCGCTACGCCGGCACGCTGACAGAGCAGATTCACAAGGCCATCGAAAAGATCGCGGCGTGGTTCAAAAAGCGGGCTGAGGAATTGCCGGATGACGCGCCGCTGATCCGGGCCGCGGCGCGCATCGAGGCCAGGCTTGCGGAGATCAGCGCGGATGAGCGGATGGACATCGACTCGACGAACGATTCGCCGACGGATGAGGACTTCAGTCAGGATTCCGGGGCGGAATTTCAAATCTCCACGCCGCAGGGCGGGGTGAAGGTGCGCGGGCGGTGGCGGGTGGTGGAGGCGAGCGAGCTGACGACGAGCGACCGCCCGCAATACAACGCGGAACTGCAGCGGCGGGACCGTGGGCGGAGTGCGAGCCAGGCGCAGGTGGCGGAAATCGCCTTTGCGCTGGATCCCACGCGGCTGGGGGAAAGCGCGACGAGCGACACGGGCGCGCCGATCATCAATGCGCGGGGCGAGGTGCTGAGCGGGAACGGGCGGACGATGGCGCTGCGGCAGGTGTATGAGCGCGGGGCGACGAAGGCGGCGGAATACCGGGCTTTCGTCGAACAAATGGCGGACAAGCTCGGCATCGCGGACCAGCTCGCCGGCATGCGCAATCCGGTGCTGGTGCGGGAGGTGACGGATTTCGGGAAGTCGAACGAGACGGAATTCGCGGACCTTTCCAACCGCTCGCAACTGCTCGGGCGGAGCGCGGTGGAGACGGCGATGGATGACGGGCGGATGCTGGTGGACGAGGGACTGCTTGACCAATTTCAGCCGGGCGAGGACGGGGACGTTTTCACGGCGGGCAACCGGCAGTTCAACCGGCTCTTTGTGCAGCACACTGCCGACCGGGCGCAACTGCTCAAGGGCGACGGTTCCTTTGCGCCGGAACTGGAAGGGCGCATCCGGCGGGCGGTGCTGGCGGCGATCATGGCGAACGCGCCGGAGAGTGCGGAGGCGGTGACGAGCGCGCTGGAACGGGCGGACAAGCTGGGGCTGACGCGGCAGGTGACGGGGATCATGGCCGCGGCGGGCCGGCTGCTGAAATTGCGGACGACGAACCCGGAGATGGACATCGCGGCACCGCTGGCGGAGGCGCTGGCGGGAGCGATCGAGGCGAAGGGGCTGATCGAAAGCGGCAAGGCCAAGGGCATAGAGGACGCGCTGGGGCAGGGCGTGCTCTTTGGCGAGCCGTCGGAAGCGGCGAAGATTCTGACGCGGGAGCTGCTGGAGCGGACGAGCGCGAAAGCGGTGCGCGAGATGCTGGGGGAATATGCGCGGGTGGCGGAAAGCGTGGCGAGCGGCCCGACGATGTTTGGCGACGAGACGCCGGGGATGACGCCGGCGGAGGTGCTGGAGAACATCGTGAATGCCGGAGCGCGGGAGAAGGCGCGGGCGAATGCGGCGCGGGGACTCAGGGAGGCTCTGGGGGCGGCGGCGGTGGTGGACACCTATGCGCCCCGGTATGAGCAGATCGACGCGAAAAAACCGTGGCTGAAACCGGTGACTGCGGCCATGCGGGCGCTGCCGGTGCCGGTGCAAACGGCGATTCTGCAAGCCAACGATGCCGGGAAACTACCGGCGGTGCCGGCAGAACTGGCTCCGCTGATCTCCAATGCCAACGCGGCCTATGAGGCGAATTTGAAGCGGGAAATGGCGGGACTCAAACCGGCGTGGGAAGCCTACCGCAAGGAATTCACCAAGGAGGTGACGGATTGGTATGACCGGGAAGTTTCCGCGGTGGCGGAGGACACAGGGACGCTGCCGATGGTGGGCGTGGCGCTGAAGGGCGACCGCGGCATGGAAAAAGCGCTGGCCGATGCGCGGCTAAACGGGACGGAGCCGGACGTGACGACGATCAACGATGTTGTGCGGGGCAGCATTGTGGCGCTGAATGATGCGGGCGTGCAGGCCGCGGTGGCGGCGATTCAGGCGCGCTTTGAGATCGTGAAACACAAGGATCGGTTTGCGACACCACTGGACGGTTACAGCGACCATGCTTTCACCATCCGCCTGCCCAACGGGCGCAAAGCGGAAATCCAAGTGCATCGGGTGGATTTGCTTTTTGCCAAGGAGGTCGGTGTGGGGCATGGCATCTACGAGGGGCTTCGCAGCGCATGGGCGGCGTATGGGGTGACGAAGAATGCCGCGCTCGAACCGTGGATTGCGGCGCAACAGCAAGCCAATGCCGACTTTTACGGAAGCGTAGTGGCGGCGTTTCTGAACTCCTCCTCGGTGCCGACCTCGGCATCACCCATCAGCGCCCTCGCGACACCCGCCGCGGCCATGCCTTCGACCGCTGAACCGTCGGGCCTGAGGAATCCCGGAGATCCCGGAATCCGGGCCAGCATCCGACCGGAATCGAGTTTCAGGAACTCGGTGCCGCGCGGGAATCTTTCAGGTAGTTTCAGTTCACTCATCTCCACTCAGATCATACAAGGCGAGGAGGGGAGCGTCAACGCGGGGCCGCTTTTTGCTGCGAAAGTGGAGCCAAAAAAGCTGCGGGAACTCTTCGACGCGGCGGCGGATGAGCCGGGGCCGATGGACATTGCCGGCGGGCTGGATGTGGCGGGGTATCCGGGGCTGTTTGGCGGAGGGCTGGGCGTGAGCCGGGCGGACATGCCGCAACTGCCGAAGGAATTTCGGGCGCGCTTTCTCGCGTGGCTGGAGAAGCGGGGAATCGGGCACAGCGACAAGACGGTGAGTGCGCTGCGGCTCAAGGCGACGCAGCGGGAGCTGGATGCGGTGCGAATCGGGCGGGTGCTGCGGAGCGAGCGCGAGCTGAGCCGCGGGTTTGTCTCGGCGGATGGGTACGTGATCGACGGGCACCACCGCTGGGCGGCGCAGATCGCGGAAGGGTTCACGACGGGGAGGATGGGGATGGACGTGACGGAGATCGGGCTGCCGATCCGCGGGGCGCTGGCGGCGATGCGGGCTTTCAACGCGGAACATGGGATCGTTCCGAAACCCATCGAGGGCGAGATGTCGCCGGTGCTCGGCGCGAGCCGGGTGAAGGACACGGGGACGATGGACCTTTTCGCGACGCCGGCGGTGCAGACGGCGGCGACGGCGTATGTGAAAGCGGCGGCGAAGTCCAACGTGGTGTCCAAGAAGGACTTTGTATTTAAGGCGAAAGCGGACGGGCTGGGGGAAGTGGCGGAGGATTTGTTCAGCTTCGCGGTGAAGAACCCGCCGGCGTTGACGGTTTCCAGTGACGCCGGTAAGTCTCAGCAACCCTATGAAAACCCTCCCACCGCTCACGGACGACCTTCGTCCGAATCTGCGCCGTCAGGCGCTTTGGACGACCTGTTTGGAATCATGGCTGGGAAGCGTGAAGCCGAGCGAGGCGCGGGCGCTGCTGGCGGGGCCGAAGGAGGCGCTGCTGCGGGAAGTGGACAATCTGACGTGGGCAGTGATGGCGTTTCTGCTGACGGCCTACCCGAACCCGGAGGAGCAACTGCTGCCGGCGAACGTGGCGGAGGCGTTGAAGCAGGAAGCGCCGAACTGGGAGGACGCGGCGGACGCGGAGGAACTGGACCGGGAACAGGACAATCCGCTGACGCCGGAAGAGACGGCACGGATCGAGGCACTGGCCCCGCAGTAGCGGACCGCCTGCCGCCGCTGGTCGAGCGGACCACGGACCCGGACGCGCGCAACCATGTCATCGAGCGCGGCGCGGAGATCGCCCCGCGGGGGCTGATCACGAAGCTCAAGGCGAACATCAAGGCCGTGAAGCTGCTCAAGGCCATCCAGAGCGCGCGGCGCAACGCCACGGCGGAGGAAAAGGCGGCGCTGGTGCAATTCACGGGCTGGGGCGCGCTCTCGCAGGCTTTTGACCAGACGAAGGCGGATTACATTGCGGGCGGGCACCTCGACCGGGACCGGAAAGACCTGGCGCGCTATCAGCAGATGCAGAAAGCGGACATGGATGCGGGCCGGACGGGCGACTATTACAAGGAACTGGTGGAGCGCAGCGAGGGGACGATCCGCGGGTATGAGGGCTGGGAGAAAAAGTGGAGCGGCTACTATGCGCAGATCAAGGAAGCGCTGACGGAGCCGGAATGGCGGCGGGCGCGGGCGAGCACGATCAACGCGCACTACACGAGCGGCGGCATGGTCTCGCTGATGTGGGACGCGGCGACGCGGCTGGGCTTCCGCGGCGGGAATGTGGGCGAGATGGCGACGGGCATCGGGCATTTCTTCGGGCTGATGCCGCAGTCTCTTCAGGACCGCTCGAAACTTTTCGGCGTGGAGATGGACCCGGTGAGCGCGGGGATCGCGCAACTGCTCTATCCGGAGGCGGACATCCAGAACGCGGCTTTCCAGCAGGCGGACGTGGCGGACAACTCGCTGGACCTGAACATCGGCAACGTGCCGTTTGCGAACATCGCGATCACGGATGCGGCGATCAAGGCGCTGGATGGGCCGCTCGACAATCTGCACGACTACTACTTTGCCAAGATGCTGCAGAAGACGCGGCCGGGCGGGCTGATCGTGGCGATCACGAGTGCGTTCACGATGGACAAGATGACGGCGACGAACCGGAAATGGCTGGCAACGCGCGCGGACCTGGTGGGGGCGTTTCGCCTGCCGAACACGGCGTTCAAGGAGAACGCGGGGACGGATGTGGTCACGGACATCATCATCCTGCGGAAAAAGGACGGGAACGCTTTCGAGCACGGGAAGGACTGGACGATGCTCGCGGAAAGCCGGACGGCCAAGGGCGTGCCCATCCGGGTGAATGAATACTTTGCGGCGCATCCGCAGAACGTGCTCGGGTTGCTGGCCGATGACGGCGAGATGTTTGCCGGGCGCGATGGCGAGACGAAGGAAATGACGGTGCATCCCGACCCCACGCGGCCCGCGGACGTGGCGCTGGCGCAGGCCATCGACGCGCTGCCGGCGGACATCGTGGGCGCGGCGGCTGGGACGAGCGTGCGAGGCGGTGCGGCCTCGGGCGTGAAGATGGGGAACATCGTGCGGGGCAAGGATGGGAACTTCTACTTCAACACCGGCGGCGAGCCTACGGCGATGATGACGGAGAGCGACGCCGAGCTGAACAAGCCGGCGAATCGCCCGCGGGTGCTGGGCTTCATGGGGGTGCGCGATGCGCTGAACCGGCAGTATGAGCTGGAGCTTTCGCCGACGGCGAGCGCGGAGGCCATCGAGGAAAACCGCGAGGAACTGAACCGGCTGTATGACAACTACACGCGGCGCTTTGAGAATTTCCATCACCGCTCGAACAAAGCGCTGCTGATCGACGACCCGGATTATTTCCGGCTGGCCGGCGCGGAGGTGGAGCAGCGGGCGAAGGGCGGCATCAAGGCGCTGGTGGCGATGGTGCGGGGCAAGGCGGCGAAGGTGTATGTCAAAGCCGACGTGTTCTCGAAGCGCGTGCTCTCGCCGCGGGTGGAGCCGACGAGCGCGGACAGCATCGAGGACGCGATGGGCATGTCCCTGGGCTGGCGCGGGCGGGTGGATACGGGCTACATCGCGCAACTTACCGGACAGACGCGGGAGCAGGTGGAGGCGGCGCTGCTGGAGCGCGAGATCGTGCTGCGCGACCCGGACACGGGCCAGATTCAAAGCCGGGAGCAATACCTGAGCGGCAACGTGCGCAAAAAGCTGGAGATCGCGCGGGCGGCGGGCGGGGCGTTTGCGCGCAACGTGAAGCTGCTCGAAGCGGCGCAACCGGCGGACGTGGGCATCGCGGACATCAAGTTCAGCGTCGGGGCGACGTGGATTCCCGCGGCGATTTACCGGCAGTTCATGCAGAGCCTCGGGCTCGACGTGACGGTCAACTACACGACCGTGGGCGGGGGTGCGGATCATTGGACGGTGGAGAATCCGACGCGGGTCAGCGCGGACTCGGTGCGCTACAAGGATTTCGATGCCGGACGGTTCACGGCGGACGCGATGCTCGACGCGCTGCTGAACATGCGGCGCATTGAGATTCGCGACTCCGCGCGCGATGGCGGCAAGGTGAACCCCGAGGCGACGGCGCTGGCGGTGAACAAGGCGAATGAATTCAAGGCGGAGTTTGAACGCTGGGCGCGGGACACGCCGGGCGTGGCCGACGAGCTGGCGGCGACCTACAACCGCGAGGTGAACGGCTTCGCGCTGCGGACCTACGACGGCCAGCATCTGACGTTTCCGTGGGCCTCGAATGACTTCAACATTTTCCCGGACAAGAAGAACACCGTCTGGCGGGCGATTCAGGAAGGCTTCGGGCTGATCGCGCACGGCGTGGGCGGCGGCAAGACCATCGTGGGCAGTGCCATCGCGCTGGAACTGCGGCGGCTGGGGCTGGCGCGCAAGCCGATGATCGTCGTCCACAACGCCACGCTCGAACAATTCGCGGACACCATCGCGCAGATCGCGCCGGCGTCGCGCGTGCTGGTGGGGCGGAAGGACGAACTGAAGGGCGCGAAGCGGAAGGAATTCCTGATGCGGATCGCTGCGGGCGATTGGGATGCGGTGGTCGTGGCGCACTCGACCTTCAACCTGATCGCGGATGATCCGGCCTTCATGCAGAAGCAGATGGAAGGGCTGGTCGATGAACTGACCGAGGCGCTGATGGGTGCGGGTTACAACGACCTTGGCGCGGCGAAAGACGACCGGAAGAAAAACGCCAGCGTGAAGCAGATGGTGAGGATGCTGGAGCAACTGGAGGCGAAGATCGCGGAAGCCTCGAAACGCACGGCGGACACGGAGCTGCTCTCTTTCCAGCAACTCGGGGTGGATGCGCTGATCGTGGATGAGGTCCACAAGTTCAAGAAGCTGCCCTTTGCCACGAAGCTGGATGTGAAGGGGATCGACGGCGGGATGTCGAAGAGCGGTTACGGGCTGCTCATGCGGGCGCGCGGGATTCAGGAAAAGGCCGGGGGCAAGAACGTCTTCACGATGACAGGCACGCCGGTGACGAACACGCTCGGGGAGGTGTGGAATCAGGTGCGGCTGGTCGCCCCGCATCTGCTGAAGGAATACGGGATCGAGAAGTTCGATCAATTCGTCTCGAAGTTTGCGACCGTGGAAAGCAAGAGCGAGGCGGACCCCTCGGGCGCGCGCAAGATGGTGGAGCGGCTGGCGAAGATCATAAACCTGCCGGAGTGGGCGACGTTCTTCCGCATGGCGGCGGATGTGAAATTTGGCGATGACATGGTGACGGCTGGACGGCCCGACGTGAAGGGAGGCAAGGCGGAGCTGGTGGCGGTGGAGCGCACGCAGGGCGCGACGGCATGGGTGAACTATATCCGCGCTGTGCTCGCTGCGGTTCCCGCGGCGCGCTCGGAGGCCATGCGCGACAAGGATTGGGAGCGGGTGAACCGGATCGGAGCCATTCCAGTCACGGCCTACCAAGCCTCGCGGGCGGCGGCGATCGACATCCGGCTGGTGGAGCCGCGGGCGAAGGATGAGCCCGGCAGCAAGGTGAATCTGATGATCGAGCGGGCGATGGGCATCTACAAGGCGACGGACTCCTACCAGGGGACACAGGTGATTTTCGCGGATGCGATGAACCCCACGCGGATCAGCCTCTTTGACCAGGTCATGCCGCTGAACAACCTGGCCATCGAACTCGACCCGCTGAAAGAGCCGGGGACGACATTCCACCTTTACGACGACATCCGCATGAAGCTGATCGCGCGCGGGGTGCCGGAGGCGCAAATCGCCGTGCTCACGGACAAGAAATTCCAAGGCGACTCCGGCGAGGTCGCGAAGAAAAAGCTGTGGGAAAAGGTGAATGCCGGCGAGGTGCGCTTTGTGATGGGCAGCACGGAGAAGCTGGGGACGGGCGTGAACATGCAACGGCTGATGGCGGCGGCGCATCATCTGGACGTGCCGTGGACGCCGGCGGGACTGGAGCAGCGCGACGGGCGGGTGCTGCGGCAGGGCAATCTGCACATGGACATGAAGATTCCCATCGAGCTGATCCGCTATGGGATGAAGGACACGCTCGACGAGGCGCTGTGGGGCATCCTGGAGCGCAAGCAGCGGTTCATCGTCTCGGCGCTTTCGGGCAAGCTGAACGGGCGGGAGATCGAGGAGGATGAGATGACGCTCAACCTCGGCCAGCAGATGGCGATTTTGAGCGGTCCCTACGGGCAGGAGATGTTTGAGACGGACAACCGCATCCGCGAACTCGAATACAGCCGGCAGGCGCACGCCAGCTCGGTGCGGCGGCGGGATGAGGAGATCGCCGACGCGAAGAAGCAAGTGCGCTCGCTGGAAATGGAGCGCACGGGGAATGAGCCCAAGTGGGCCAAGCTGGACCGGCTGGCCGCGGCGGTGCAAAAGGACGGCGCGCTGCTGACGGTGGACGGGGAGGCATTCGAGACGAAGAAAGCGATGCTCGAAGCGGTGAACGCGGAGATACAGACGGCGCGGCAGGAATTTGAGAAGCGGGCGGAACTCGACAAGAAAGCAGTGCCGCCGACGCTGACGAGCATCGTGGCAAACGGCGTGCCGCTGCGGCTGGAGGGACGGCCCTACACGCAAACGATCTACGGGGAGGAGCAGCAAGCCGTGGGCGAAAAGGTGACGATGGATTTCCTGCTGGAAGGCCAGCGGTGGAACGGGCGGTTCACGGATGAGAACCATTTCGGCGAGGTGAAGAGCGCGGCCACGCTGGTCTCCCGGCTCGAAGAGCTGGGCGAGCGGGTGCAGGGGCGGCGGGACAGCCTGCGGCGCAATCTCGACCGCTATACGGCGCTGGCGAATATGGAGCGGCTGGGGGCGTGGGCGCATCAGGAGGAGTTTGACCGGAAGACGGCGCGGGCGGCGGAGCTGCTGGGGCTGATGCGGGGGGCGGCGGCGGCGGCGGCCCCGACCGCGACGACGGATGAGGCGGAGCCGCAGGCACCGCGAGAAGGAGAGTCCGATGAGGATTGGGCTCAGCGAAATGCCGCATGGCAGGCCGCGCAGGCTTCGACGGCGGAGAGTGATGCGGACATGGTGCTGGGGGCGGCGCGGGTGGGGGAGGAGGAGCGGATTGCGTCGGTGGCCGTGAAGCGCGCGGATGGGAAAGTGTTCACGGGCAACGGAACCCATTGGGATGTGTACGATGACGCCTTTGCTGGTGATCCCGCGTATGAGTCGAACAACTGGGAATTGCCGCCGGGAACCGTCGATGGGTTCACGACGACTAACGGCCGGTTTCTTGACCGGGAGGACGCTTACTCCCTGGCGCAGAAGTATCTCGATCTTCCGAGCGATGGGGCTTACGCGAAGATTGGAGGATTGGAGAGCGAAGAGTTTTACCACTCGGAAACCGAGGCGGGGTTAATGCGCGGGCAGTCGCTCGGGGCTTCGCAGGTGACGGATTCCGGGCGGGCGGAAATGCGGGTGAAGGACGAACGGCGAATGGCGAATGACGCGCTGCAGCCGGCGAAGTCGGTGGCGGAGCTGGTGAAGGAGAACATGGGGCTGGCGGTGACGATCGCGAATGCCTACCGGAACATTCCGGGGCACGATTGGGACAACGTGCTGGGCGAGGCGCGGAAGGCGCTGGTGAAGGCGGCGCGGGGTTTCGATGCTGACCGGGGCGGGGCTCCGTTTGGGGCGTATGCGGGGACGGCGATTCGGAACACGCTGAACAATCTTTTCAACAAGAACGCGCGGACGGCGGCGCGGGAGGTGGCGAGCGCGGATGAGGAGGGAGAGAATGAGGGAGAGGGAGAGAGTCTGAAAAACAGGCTGGTGGATGAGGGCGCGCGGGCGCGCGTGAGCGGGGGCATCGAGGGCCGCGAGACGAGCGCGGAACTGGCGGAGGCGATGGCGGGGCTGCCGGATCGGGTGCGGACGGTGCTGACGATGCACGGCGAGGGTGCGGGGCTGCGGGAGATCGGGACGGCCATCGGGCTGAGCCACGAGATGGCGCGGCGGATTTTGGCGAATGGGACGAAGGCGGTGGAGGCGCGGCTGCGGGAGCGGGGGTTCAAGGGGGTGGATGAGGATGGGGTGCTGTATGCGGCGAAGGTGGACAAGTTGGAAGGAGTGGAGTTTTACCGGAGCGGAGCGACCACGGACGCGCTCCTCGACGCCTATCAGAACACGGGCTCAAACATCGGCGTGGATGTGCAAACCCTTGGGAAGTCGCACGAGGAAAAGCTCACGCGCTACGCGAAGCGTGGCGGCAAGGTCTTTGTCGATTCGGGCGCGTTCGGGGTGCGCCAGCGGGGCGGCGCGGTGGATTTCGAATTTGTCTTCGCGCGTTACGAGAAAATGCTCGGTGCCGCGGGCGACGGGGCCGCAAACTTCAGCCTGGTCATGCCGGACGTGATCGGGGATCAAGCGGGGACGCTGTCTTTGGTGCGGCGGTATGCGGACCGGATTCGCATGATTGCGAGGCGCGGGGCGCGGCTGATCGTTCCGGCGCAAACCGCGGGCGGCAGTCTCGACCTGGCTGAACTGGCGCAGAAATACGCGGACATCCTCAAGATTCCTTTCGCGCTCGGCATCCCCTCGAAGATGGACGCGACACCGCGCGCGGATGTGGTGGCATTCTTCGCAGAGGCCAAGCCTAACGATGTGCATTTGCTGGGGATCGGGGTAAATGCCGCGACGCAGCCGTATCTCGAAGCGCTGCGCGCCAATTCGCCGGGGACGAACCTGACGATGGATGCAACGTGGCATCGCGCCAAAGTCGGGCAGGGGCGTCCTATCACGGAAGTGCGCAACCAGCTTTTTAAGGACGCCGCCGATGACACGGAAATGGCGGCAAGCATTTACGTGGACGGGTGGGTGCCGACCGATGAAGAGGCGGATGTCATTCTCTCGGTCTATGGCGGAACGGCGCTCGGCGTGCGGCAGGCTGCGCTCAAGGGCGAACTTGGCGAGTATCTCGCCGGTCTCGATTACGGCGATCCCTACGGCAGCAAGTTAAAGGAACTGACGAACCGGATCACTCAACGCGAGAGCGGGCCGGATCTGACGCGGAGGGCCATTGAGCAAGTCGTCACGATGCTCGGAGCGGCGGCGGTGCATGACGCTGAGATCGGGGAGGAGGCGGATCGGATTGAGAACCCGCCGGCGGAGGCGGAGACGAGGCCGCAGGAATTTTTGAAGGAACTGGTGGTGCGGACGACGGCGGGGCGGCTGGATGCTTTGGATTACGTGGTGCCGGGGACGAAGAATCTGCTGACGGATGCGCACATCAAGAACGCGAGGATCTCGGCGGCGCTGCGGATTTTCCGGGAGCGCATCGAGGAGAATGTGCGGCAGAGCTTTGGGTATCCGAGCTGGTGGCGGAACGCGGGGAACGCGGCGCGGCTGAAGCGGTTCACGGCGGAGCTGCTGCCGACGGCGGCGCGGCTGAATGCGGTGGGGCAAAAGGCGGACGGGGCTTTTGAGTTTGCGTCGTTCTGGATGCGGGCCGGGGAGATCGGGGTGAAGCTGGGCGGGAATGGAAAGCCGGAGACGGATGCGAAGCGCATGGGGATGAACGGCGTGCCGGTGACTTTGCGCGAGGGCGTATTTATTCCAGGGCGGCATGGGGAGAAGCTGCGGGTGGGGAAGATGGTGGACACGATGACGGCGGGGCGGAGGCGGGTGTTCTGGCAGCTCGAACGCTTTGTGCCGGCGGCGGAGCAGGCGACGCTGCATGAGGCGTTTCATCAGCGCTACCCGGAGGCGGCGCACTGGCTGGATTCGTGGATCAATCCGCACCTCAAGGAGGCGCGGGTGGAGATCGGGGGGATCGAGCTGCCGGACTTCAACCGGTTTTCGCTGCGGGAATTCTGGGGCGAGATTTCGCCATTCGGCGAAGTGGGCGAGGTGAAGGGTTACACGCCGGACATTTTCCAGACGAAGAGCCTGGTGGGGATGCTCGCTGGCCGCGTGCGCGATCTGCTGAACCGGACGTGGACGGGGCCGGGGCGGGAATACAAAAGCGGCGAGGCGCGGGAGCGCGGGCAGGTGCGGAATCTTTTCGAGGGGTTCAATGCGCGGGCGGCGGAGGCGCACATGGAAACGGAGCGGCGGAAGCTGGCGGAGGCGCTGCTGAAAAAGGCGCTGGTGCCGATCCCCGAGGGCGGGGTGCCGAGCAACTTTGTGCGGTGGGATGAGGAGACGGTGGATCAACTGCTGCGCTCGTATCACGCGGTGCAGGGTCTGGACCCGGCGCAGTATGTGGCGCTGAAACGCAAGGTGCTGGAGGAGGCGCGCGGCGGAGGGACGGTGCCGGCGGATGCGGAACTCGGGCTCGCTTTCGACGCGGCGGACAGGGCGCGGATCGAGAAGCTGGCGGGGCGGATCGCGGTGGAGGCGGCGGAGCACCGGGACAAGATGATTCACCGCACGGCGCTGGCGGAACTGCGGCGGCCGCTGGCGAGCCAATACATCAACAACGGGCTGCTGCGGATGATCGACGCGGGACTGCGGGGGGCGACGGGCGGCTATCTGGCGAACCCTTTCACGCTGGCGATGAACCAGGTCTCGAATGAGGTCTTCGTGACGATGCACACGTTGCGGCGGGCGCTGTATGGGGTGATGTCGCTGCCCTTTGACCGGAAGCAGGGGAAGCTGGGGCTGTATGAGGCGGGGAATCTTTTGAAGGGGGTCATCACCGACCGCTGGTATAACAAGCGGGTGCGCGAGCTGGTGCCGGATGAACTCTTTGACGGAAACAACCGGTTCAACTCGATCTCGACGGAAGACTTTGAAAAGTCGCCGATGGAACTGCTGCGGGAATTGAACGTGGCGGGCGCGGTGCTGAAAGGGATGCGCTACGGCAACGTGGACGCGCGGGCGAAACAGCGGATCGCTTTTGCGAGCTACATGGCGCACGCGCGGCTGGCGTGGGATGAGGCGAAAGCGGCGGGCAAGGTGGGCGAGGGCGTGAGCAAGGGGGAGTGGATGAAGGACTGGGTGCAGAACCTCGCGCCGGACGCGGTGCATCGGAGCGCGTATTACGCGGCGATGCTGGTGGCCCTGGACTACGTGAACGTGGCCCCGGCGCTGGATGAGACGAACCAGGTGATGATGGGCGGGCGCGATGTGACGGCGGAGGTGAACATGCTGCGGCGGGGGATCACGCCGTTTGCGAAGTTTCCCTACAACCTGGCGCGGCAGGGCAAGCGGTTCACTTTCGACTCGCTGCGGGATTTGCTGCCGGGGAATGCGCAGGTGAGCGGGATCGAGCTGACGCGCGGCGGGGAGACGACATGGGCGCAGAAACGGCAGGCGGTGGCAAACCTGACGATGATGGGAATGATGTATCTGCTGGCGCGGGCGATGATGGATGACGACGACGACGGGACGCCGAAGCTGGGGCGCGAACTGGACGACCTCGGGCGGCGGCTGGAAGGCGCGTACCAGACGAGCGGGAGAATCAACATCACGGACACGCCGATCGGGCGGACGATCTCCGCGGCGTTGGACATGATGGGGCTGCACGATCTGGCGGATGCCGATGCGTGGATGCGGATTCGCGCGCTGCCGTATGCGTCGAGCGCGGTGGCGCTGGCGACGATGGAGCAGGCGGTGAAGGGGAATCCGGCCGGGCAGGAAATGGAGGCGAACGCGACAGCGGTGCTGAGCGACATGGTGAGCGAGGGGCTTTTGCTGAAAATGGTGAACGCGCTGCGCGACGCGAAGGGGCCGTATGACAAGGGGAAGAATACGAGCTTCATGGCGGGGGAGACGGGCTTTGATCTGGTGACGGGGCGCTTCATCCCGCCGCCGCTGCTGCGCACGGTTGGGGCGCTGGTGGACCCGATCTCGCGGCGGTCGAGGCCGGTGGCGAGCCTGGACTACGATCCGGGGCTGCTGACGGCGATCAAGATGAAGCTGCCGGGCGCGGCGAAAGACCTGCCGCCGAGCGGGCGGGTGGTGATCGGCGCGGACGGGAGTGAGAAGAGCGAGGCGGCGGTGGCGGAGCTGCTGGCGCGCGAGCTGCCGGAGGGTTCCTTCCGGCACTACGTGGACGCGAAGGGGAAGGCCAAGGTGGCTTACGTGATGCCGGACAAGGTGAACGTGCGCCCGCGGGTGCTGGAGCTTTTCCGGGCGTTCGGAATGAACGTGAAGTTTCTCGATCGGGACGAGTATGCGCGCGAGGTCGCGGCGCTCGAATGAGGGGGAGGGAATTTAGCATTTAGGAAGTGGGGGCTTGCGCAAACGGAAGCCGGAGGATTTAAGTGGGCGCTTATGGCAACCAAAACCAAATCCGCTCCGACCAAAGCCCCCAAGACGACTCCCGTGATGGAGAAGCCCGCAATGGGCAAGCCTGCTCCCAAGGGGAAGCCGGCGACGAAGGGCGGCAAGGGCAAGGGCTACTAAAAGCCCGGCGGAAAGCCTTCGCGGAGGCGGAACAACTCGCGCTGAGTCTCAGCGTGGAGCCGGGCCGGCTTGTGCAATCGAGCTTCCCTTGGCGGCTGCTGGAGGAGCGTCGCGAAAGGCAACGCGGGTGTCGCAAAAAGCGACGCGAGTGAACGGGCGGCTTACTTTTTGCGCGGCGGAATGAGGCGGGAGCAGGCGCGGCAGGGGCAGTGCCGGGCGGGGATGCCGAAGAGCGCGTTCAGGCAGTCTTCCGCGGGACGGGCAGGGAATCGGGCAGGCGGGCGGAGCGGAGGAGGAACCAGACGAGGGACCAGGCTTTGGCTCGCGCGGCTTTTTCCCCGGTGCGGCGGACGAGGATGGCGCGGCGGAGCGCCCAGAGGCGGGGCAGGCCGGCGAGCCGACGCCAGCGGGGCAGGGTGAGGAGGGCTTCGGTGGAGGCGCGGCATTGGCGGGTGGCGAGGAGTTCGGCTTTGAAAGCCCGGACGCAGGCGGGCAGGACGAGATAGCTGCGGGCGTGGCGGTAGAGCCCGCGCTGTCCGCGCCGCGGCGGGCCGTCGGTGATGCGGACGGGGTGCATTTTGTGGCGCTGTCCGGAGTGGCCGCAGCCGCATTCGCAGGGGATCGTCATAGCTGAACGGGTGGGAAAGGACGGGCACGGGCATCGAGTTTCAAGCGCCAGAACCGCAGGTGGCAATTCATATTGCCGCGCGGAGTGTCGTGACGAAAGGCGGCGTCCTCGTGGGCGGAAAGGTGGTCTGACCCGATGCGGTTCCAGTGGTAGGAAGGAGTGCCGGGGAAAAGGCGTTTGTCGAAGTAGGAATTGGAGGAAATCCACGAGTCGTCGCCGAGCACAAGATCGGGCGGGAAATTTTGGAAACAGAGATCGACCTCCGCGGGTTCCAGCCGCTCGAACAGAGAGACGGCCCAACCGGAGCATTTGATGAGCTTGGCAACGCCTGCGTCGTAGTGGGCGGTGTAGTTTTCTCCGCAGACCTGCAGGGGGGATTCGTTGCGTTCGGTCACCCGATTCCACGCCGCGACCATTTGGCTGATGTGGTGAGCGTCGATCCAATCGTCGTCGTCGAGAATGGTCCATGCATCGGAGCGAACCATTTTGAGGTTGGCCATGTGCTGAAGGACGGGGCGGGTGTAGATGTCCTCGTCGTTGACGACCTCGATGCGGAGGCGGTGCGAGTGAGGCACGCCGAGCAACCGGAGGGGCTGAGGGTGCCGGTTGATGATGAGCAGGCGAGCCCACGGGTAGCTCTGGGCAATGAACGAGCGGATCGCGCGGGTCAGAGTGGAGCGCCCGATAGTCTCCATGATGACGGTGACTGTGGGATCAGTGATGTGTTCGCGCATGTTACAAACCAGATGGTCCGGTGGGACCGGTGGGCCCGGTGGGTCCAGTGGGGCCAGTGGGGCCGGTGGGACCGGTGGGGCCAGTGGGTCCGGTGGGGCCAGTGGGGCCAGTGGGACCGGTAGGACCGGTGGGGCCGGTGGGGCCAGTGGGTCCGGTGGGGCCAGTGGGGCCAGTGGGACCGGTAGGACCGGTGGGGCCGGTGGGGCCAGTGGGTCCGGTGGGGCCGGTGCCGGCGGTCCATGCCCATGCGGGGACGAGTCCCCAGAAAAGGTTGCCTGCGGAGTCGGCCTTGCGGGCACGCTGCAGGTGGGTGGTGGTGAGCTGGTCCACGACGAGGCTGGGGTTCAGTTCGGGAAATTCCCCCGGATCGGGATAGAGATTGGCGTCGCCCGAGGGATTGCTGCCGGGGCTTTTGCCGGTCTGGCAAGAGCGGACGTAGGCGATGGGTTGCCGCCAGACGTTGCTGACGCCGGGAGTGTCGGTGAACATCGTGGTTCCCATGCCCGCGCCGGACATGAGGGTGGGGCCTGCGGTGATGTTGCCGGCAAAGTCGAATGTCATCTCCAGCCACACCCAGTCTCCGCTGGTAAGAGTAAGGCGGCTGTGGATGCCGGTGATGGCGGCGGTGAGAGTGAGATCGGCTTCGTCGAGAAATATCCAGGAGCGTTTGACGTAGGCGTAAGCGCTGGTCTGTGAGGCATCCGTAAAGCCGGCGAGATAGACCTCGAAGGGGTGAAGGCTGAGCGCGGATGGCACGGAGCGGGAGCCGTGCGGAAGGGGTCCGGCGTCCTCGGTGGCGGTTCCGAAGGCGCGGGGTTCCGGGATAGCGTGAGGACGGACCTCCCGAATGAGGCTCAGCACTTCCTCCGGTGGCGAGATCTGCACCATGTCAGAACGTGGTGAGCCCCACGGTGGTCATGCGGGAGAGGTCGTATTTCCAAAGCTCTATCGGGGCGTCGATATGCACTTGGCGACCCGGATAGGCTGTGGCGCTTAAGGCAGTGGCAGCCCATCCGATGGTTTCGACCATGTAGGGCCATTTGGGGTTTTCGGTGCCGGTGGTAAAAGAGATGGAGTTTTGGGTATCGCACAGCACGCCGAGCTGCCGGACAGGCGGGAAGAACTGGTTGTCCAGGATGATGTCCGCCGTGGGCGGATTTTCGAGGGTCGGGCGCGAGCTGAGCAGGGCGGATGCGGAGTTGTAGGTCTTGGTGCGGGTGAAGGCCACGTCCTGCGTGAGCGCGGGGCGGCGGGAGTAAACCAGCGCGATGTTCACGGAGCCGTCCCATGCGGATTGGTCGTTGGCAGTGACGCCGTAGAGCAGCGGGGGAGCGGTGTACTGGCCGGTGGGATAATCGACGACGGAGAGGCTGGCGAAATTGAGCAGGGTGGCGAAGGTGATGTTGCCGTAGAGGTCATTGATCGGCGCGTAACTGACGGAAGTGCCGATGGAAAAGGCGATGCTTTTCGCCCCGGAATAAGACTGGGCGGAACCGCCGGGCGTGGCGGCGGCGCCGAAGGTGCCGGCGGAAATGTTTGACGACACCACCCATGCACCGACGCCCGCGACGAGGACATACATGCCATCGACGAGGCGGTGTCCGGCCAACGTGAGGGTGGTGCCGCTGCCGGTGGCGGTGCCGAGGGCTTTGCTGAGAGGGAACGCCGGCTTGGCGACCTGCTGGGAGCTGATGATGACGGGGGACTGGGTTTCGGCGTCCTGCTCCTGGGTGGTGAGCATCGGCCCCGGCAAAGTCGCGTAAACCAGATAGACCTCCACGTCGTTGTGGTCGCGAGCCAGCTCGACGACTTCGACGAGCAGGGAGCCGGGGAAGTCTGTGAGGGTGGTGGGGATGTCGTCCACGCGGCCCTTGGGGACGGAATAGACGCGCTCGAGACGAGGGTAGGAGGTGCCGCCGTAGGGGTAAGTGACCTTGGGCGCGCCGCGGAGGGCGCGGAGGGAGTCGAGGTAGTGTTTGGCGGGGACCAATTTAGGGGAAGGGCTGAGGGATGAAGGCTGGAGGATGAATCATGGCTCGGGCTTGGGCGGGACAGGGGGTCTCTGCCGGGCGGCGCGGCGACGTTCGGCGGGGGTCAGCTTGCGATCATTCCAGCGGCGAAAGATGCCGCGCTTCTCGTCCTGCTGGCGAGCGCGGCGGGCGATGGCGTCGGCCTCGCGGGAGGTCAGATAGTGGGGCGGCGGAGGAGCGGTCCGGCGGGGCCGGTTGCGCACGCCGCCGGCGCTGCGAGGCTCGCCCATTTCAGCGCCAGCCTCCGGTGACGATGACTCCTCCGGTCTGGGGCTGGGGTTTCCAAGCCTCGATCTCGGCGAGCAGCGCGGGGCGATCCTCGCGAAAACGGGCGCGGGCGTCGGCGTTTTTGAAAAACGTGGACCGGCTCCAGTGGTAGAGAAAGAGGGGCAGGAGAAAGCGTTCGTCCAGGCCGGCGGGCAAAGCGAAGTTGCGCGCGGGGTCGGTGCCTTCGCTGCCGAAATTGGCGACGGTCACGGCAAGCGGGCGCACGCCGGCATCGAAGCGCAGGGAATAGGCGATGTCCGGGAGGGGAGTCAGGAAAAGCCTGATGGAGGATGCGCCGGATTCGAGCAGGTGGACATCGGCGAAATAAGCCTCGGGCTGCGCGATGGTGCGCGGCTGAACGGAGCGGCGGTAGCCGGCGGGAACGCGGCCCCAGTCGGTGTGCTCAAGATTCTGGCCGGGATCGTAGCCGAGCAGGGCGGCTTTGCCGGCGAGCGGGGTGAGGATGCGGATGTCCGAAAGCCAGACCGGGCCGAGCGGGCGGGAGAACGCGGAGTCGAGCAGCACGGCATCGCCGTAGAGGGTGGCGGTCTGCGTGCCGGTGGGGCCGGTGTAGGGGAAGAGGAGCTTGGTGGATGCGCCCTCGGTGCGGATGGCGTTGTATTCGGACTGGCCGGCGATGAGCAGGGTATTGCCGTGGAGCGGGCTGGTGAAGCTGGTGGCACTGACGGCGGTGCTGCCATTGGTCACGGCGACGGTGCCGGTCTGCGGGGCGAGGACCGTGGCGCCGACCTCGCGCTTGAAGAGGGCGGGGTTGGTCTCGAAAAGCTCCTGCTGCGCGGAGTTGGCGGCGTTCATCAGCGCGCGGAAGACGCCGGTGGAGGCGGTGCCGGTGTATTCCGTGAGGGTGATGGAATACTCCCCGATGTAGCTCAGACCTTCATAAGCGAGCTGCTGGGCGGTCATCGGAGGGTTGAGTGTTGAAAGTTGAGTGTTGAGTGACGCGCGGGGTTACTTCGCGGGCTTTTTCGCGGGTTTCTTCGCGGGTTTCTTCGCGGGAACGGTCAGGGCTCGAACGATATTTCCAAACAGGGAGTCCTTGGCCTTCTGCTCCGCGGGCAGTTCCGCGTAGGCCACGAGGCAGGGGTGCTCCTTTTTCTCCGCATCCTTGACCGGACCATACACCCAACCGGCTGCGAGTTTGTCGGCGGTCCATGCGTCGTGTTGCGCGCTGGCGGGGGCGTCGGGATGGGCCAGGCTGAACTCCACTCCTTTGATCGCGCTTTCGCGTTGCCAGGCTTCAGCTTCGCTCCAGGACTTTTGGCTGTGATCGCCGATCGTTGCGCAATAGGCCCGGTTGGTTTCGTGGCAGACCACCGCAATTTTTTCGATGGCGGAAAGGGCGCTGAAATCCGCCGTGGGTATGGCTCGCGCGGCCTCGATGCCGGGGAAGATTTTCCACTGGGTCTCGGCGTTGATGATGTCGCGGGCGCGGGCCTGGAAGTCCTCGATGGAGGTGAAGCGGTGGACGTGGCGGGCGAGCTGCGGATCCCAGACGAAAGGGGTACCGAGTCCGCCGGAGAGGAGGACTTCGGTGGGGCCGTGGTCTTCGATGTAGAGGTAGGGAAGCATGGCGGAAGTTGAGTGTTGAGAGTTGAGTGTTGAGTGACCGGATGGAAAAGAGCGGGCCGGCGGCTGTCCGCCGGCCCGCGATTTTTCAACCCAGCGGTTTAGCTGGTGACGGTGGGCAGGTTGGCGAGACCCTGCGGGCGGTAAGCCGCCTCGATGAGCGCGTAGTTGCGCACGCCGAGCTGGGTGTCTTTGGCAAGGCCCTGGCCGTAGGTGGCGAGGAAGCCCATGCCTTTCTTCATGCCCCAATCGCCCATTTCGGTGATTGGTTTGATGGCGGGTCCGCCGTAGGCGCGCAGGCCGGCCATCGCGCCCATGCCGATGCCCCAGCAGTAGGGGACGGCCTTGGCGTTGACCAGGACGATGCGGGAACCGGCGGGATGCCAGTTCGTGTGCTTCGTGGAGTCCCAGGTGATGCCAGCGAGTGAGGCGAAGCGCGTGCCGGAGGCGGCGCTGCCGTTGCCCGCAGAATCGACACCGCCGAGCAGGCCGGAAAGGATGATCCGGTTGCCGTTGTTGTCGCTGCCGGTGTAGCGGTAGATGCCGTATTTGCCGGCTTCGCCGCCCGCGCCTGCGCTCGTCACGTTGTAGATGATGAGGTAATACACGCCGCTGTCCGCGCTTGGGGCGTCGTGGCCGAGCAGGGAGTAGGGATTGCCCGGAAACCACTCAAACGGGAAGTGCGTGGTGGAGACATCGGAGCGGCCCCCGCCATAGACGGTGATGGTGGTGGCGTCGGTGACGGTGCGGTTGTTCAGCGTGGCCCCACCGAGCAGAGCCTCGGGCTGGATGGGTGCGCCGAGCGGGCCGCGGGTGTCCTCGTGGACGACATCCATGTGGAAGATCGCCTGGTTGTCATACTTGGCGTAGCCGCCGCTCCAGATGACGTTCTCATTGCCGCGCACCGCCGCGTCGCGGAGCGACTGGAGGTAGGTGCTGTTGCTTTTGAGCGGAGTCAGGAAGCGGTCGCTGCCGAGGATGATGTAGCCGAGGACATCGGCGCTGAACTTGTCGATCTTGCGCTTGGTCAGGTTGGCCGGCGGGCAGGCCCGCGTTTTGAGCAGGCTGGCCGTGTCGCTGATGAGCGTGGTGTTCATGACGTCGGCGGTGAGCAGGGTATCCGTGGTGGCGCGGTCGTTGGGCCGGATGGTATTGGCCGCGGTGGCGTAGCGCCTCCAGAGCATGAACATGTCGTTCTGGCGCTGGAGCCCGAAGAATTCGGAGAGCACTTCGGCATAGGATTCCTCCACGCTGGCACCCGCCGCGAGGAAGCGCTGCATTTTCTCCGTCCAGCCGAGACCGTGCCGGGCGATGTCGATCTTCAGGTTGAAGCTGTTGAAGTCGAGCGCTTCGGCCTCCAGGGCGGTTTCGCCGATGGTGATGCGGCCGCCGGGGCGGGACATCGTGGTGAAGTTCACGAGATCCTGCGCGCCTTTGGTCAGGTCAGTTTTGATGCAGATCGGTCGCCCCGAACCCTCCGGGCCTTCCATCTGGCCGAGGATGTCGTTGTTCGCGGTCTGCAGCAGCATGAGCTTGCTGAAGGCTTCGCCGACGACCTTGCTATTCTGCGCGCGGGCGGCGGTGTAGGTATTGACGGTGGAAAGCCGTCCGTCCGCGAAGAGCGGAGGCGGCACCAGTAGCTCGCCGGAATGGGCGAGTGCGGAGACGAACGTGACGGCGAAGAGCACTAAGGCCCTGCAACCGCGGGTGATGAGATGTTTCATTGGATGATGAGTAACTGCGGTGATGATTTAGCTGCCGAAGGGTGTCCCGACTCTGCGGAGGACGGCCTTGATTTTGTCAGGGTCATCGCCCGCGGCCTCGAGCATTTCGGCGGCGGTGGGTTGTTTGGTGCTCGTCGCGCCGGGCGTTGCGCCGCTGGCGGGACTGGGCGGGACCGGACGGGCCGGTTTCTTGGGCACGACCGCGGGGGTCGGCTTGGGAGCGGCTGCGGCGGACGCCGGCGGCCGGTAATTGATCTGCCGCGCGGCTTTGGCGGCGAAAGTGACGGGCCAGTCGGGATCCACGAACGCGGACGGCGGGGCGGCGGCGATGAGGTCGTCGGTGACTTGGGAAAGCTCGGAGTTTTCATCGTCCAAGTCGGGATACAACTCGGTGGCGTATTTTGCGGCGGCGTTGACTTCGGTTTGCAGCTTCGTCAGCTCCTGCGCCTGCGACTCGGCGGCGGCGCTTTCGGCTTTCGCCTCAAGCTTGCCGATCTCGTGCAGCGCCTTGTTGTGGGCGATCTGGAGCTTGGCGAGCTTGGGCGTGTCGAAAGCCGTGGCGGCGTCCTCGATCTGCTTTTCGATTTCGGCGATCTCGGTCTGCTTGGCGGCGAGGTCGTCGGATGGGACGGATGGGGCCGATGCGGCGGCGGGTTTGGAGGACAGAACGCCCTCGGCGATCAATTCGGCTCGGGCCTGGTCGATGGTCAGACCGTCCTTTTCCGCCATGCGGGCGATGACCTTGCGGTCGTCTTCGGCAAAGCGGGTGATGCGGACGCGGGCGGGGTCTTTGCGCTTGGCGGCGTCGGCTTCGGCTTTGGCCTGGGCATCGGCGGCGGCGGCATCGGCTTCGGCCTTGGCCGTTTGATCGGCCTCGGCTTGGGCTGCGTCTGCAGCAGCGGCATCGGCTTCGGCCTGCTCCTGCTCCTCGGGTGTGGGCTGGGCGTCGTCTAGGACATTCCAGTTGTCGGTGGCGACGCGCGGCGTGGCGAGAGCGCCGGAATTGGCGCGGAGCTGGGCGCGGATTTCTTCGAGGGACTCCCCGGCCTCAACGGGCTGGGGAACGGCGTCCGGCGCAGGGGCCGTCTGGGTTTCCGCGGGAGGCGTGACGCCATCCGGGGCGGGGTTCTCGGCAGTCGCCGGAGAAGAGGTGGATTCCATGTCCGCCGTGCGGTTAGGCGCGGGCGGGGTTTAGGCAAGCCAAAAAGGAGCCGTCAGGCGGACTGGCCTTTGAGGACGGCGAAATTGATGACCATCAGCGCATTCAGCGCGTTGGAACCGTGGAGATTGGTGATGACGATCTTGCACGAGCCGTCGGCCACGGCGCGGACGGACACCGCGGGCGTGCCGGCTCCGTCGTACGTGGTGGACACCGCGATGATGTCCTTCGCGGTGATCTTGCTGTTGGTGAGCGTGAAAGTTTCCTCGGCGGCGGCGGCGGTGGTGAGCGCCACGGTGGTGATCTGTCCGCACGCGGTGTTGAGCACGACGGCTGTGGAGGCGCTGGTGATCTGCGTGACCGCTCCGCCATTGCCGGGCGTGTAGCCGAAGACGCCATCGAGGGCGGCGACGACCGCCGTGGCGAGACGGCTGAACAAAGCCAGCGAGACGCGCGCGAACGGATGAATGGGGGTGGACGGCGGGAGGTTGTTGTTGATGGAGAACTGGTCGGCTTCGTCGAGGAAATTGGGCGGGATCATAGGATGGGTGTCGGTGGTTGCGGTGGTTGCGGGGTGCGGTTATGGGCGCGGGCGGATTGGGCAAGGATTTCTTTCGCGGTCACGGAAGCTGGGCTTCGGCGAAGTAGCGGAGAGATCGCCAGAAATTGGCGATGCGGATTTTCTCGCGGTCGCCGCCGGCGTGGGCCCGGGCGCGCTGGTGCTCCTCCATTTGCGCGGCGTGCTCGATGAAATGGGCGCGCACCTCCGCGAACCCGCCGGGGAGCGGAGGAGCGGGCGGCGGTGGGTCGTCGGGCATGGGGCGGGAATCATCGCGGCGTGATCCAATCGCGGACGGAATGAACCTGGGCGCGGAGGCGGCGCTTGCGGTGGATGCCGCCGCCGTCGCGATCGGCGGCGCTGCCGGCCCTGGCCTCGGGCGAAGTATTGGCCTCGATGGTGACAAACACCGACGGGCGCGACTCTTCGATGAACAGGGCGTGGGCAATGCGGCCTTTCGCGGGGAAGTAGATTCCGGCGGCGTCGCCGGCTTGCGGCTCGCGCCCGCCGTGGGCGCGCGTCCAGGTGGGGTTCCGGACCATGTCGGGGCTCCACGCCGAGCGGGGGTAAAGCCGGGGATGACCGGCCTTCATGCCGCAGTAGTAGATGAAGGAAGCGCAGTAGGGATCGCCGCGGCGGTTGCCGGTGGAGGCGAGGATGGCTTCGATGACGGGGCCGTCGTTGCGTCCGGTGCGCTCCGTGGTGCCGATGAGCGACCGCGCGACCGCCATGACGTCCGCGCGCGGATCGGCGTGGCCGGACAGCGGGAGGAAAATGAGCAGGAGCGCGAGAATCAAACCGGGACGAGCCATAGACAGACGAGGTAGCCGGCAAAAAGGAAGGAGAGGATGAACGCGAGGGCGATGAGTCGCTGCTGGTCGGACAGCTCTTCCCAGGCCTTGCGAAAGCCGGCGGTGTCGAGCCAGCGGTCCACGGTCGCGAAGTTGATGGCGAGCGCAACCCACGCCAAGGCGATGCCGAAGAGGTAATAGACCGCGGCGACGATGGGGCGCTGGAGGTAGCCGGCATCGAAAGTGGCGGCGGTAGGGTCGATCTGGTGAAGGAGCTTTGGCGAGACCCAGAAAAGCGCGACGGCGAGGGCGAGAGCGGGGAGCCACTGGAAGGAGGGAAGGATTTTACGAAGCCAGAAAAGCGCGACGGCGAAAAGGAGGGCGGGGAGCCTCTGGAGTTTGGCGATGATTTTGCGGAGCATGGTGGATGGGGTTGCGAATTAGAAGAGGCGGGCGAGGACGGGGCCGATGACGGGGAGGGTGAGCAGCCAGGCTTTGAAGGTGAAGAGGGCGACGATGCCGAGCGCGAGCGCGGTGAACGCACCGAACCAGCGCCACGCCCATTTCTGCCAAGAGTCGGCGTTGGCGACAGTCACGGCCACCTTGTCCTGCGCGGTAGCGATGGATGTCTTCATGCCCTCGATGGTGAGGACGAGCCGTTCATTCTGGCGCGTCAGCGTGCCGACGGTTTCGTTAAGGACATCGCCTTCGCGCTCCGCCACGCGGAGCTTCATGAGGAGCAGGGCGGTGTCGGCGTCCGGGCGGGTGCGATCCATTCTCTCCGCAGTTTCCCGCGCCTCCACGATGCCCGTGCGCAGGCGGGCGACGCTTTCCTTTTGGCGGCGGATCGTGACGCTCTGTTCTCCGGCGATGCGACCCGCTTTTTCCGCGGTCTTGGCGACGGGGGCCATGATGCGGCGGGCGCGCGTAGGGGCGCGAGCACAGCCGGACAAAAGCATGGAGAGCAACAGCGCGGCGATGAGCAGCCACGGCCGCAGGTTGATCTCGGAGTGGGCGGAGGCGCGCATCAGGGCTGGCGGTAAACGCGGCGCTCCAGGCCGGTCAGGCGGTCTGCGTGCGCCGTGATGGAAGCCTCGTGGCGGGCAAGGGAGGGAGTCACGGTGGCTTTCCAGCCGGCATCCCGCTCCACGGCGAGGGTGAGGGCGGCGATGGAGGTGCTTTGGTTGGCCATCTCGTTTTTCATCCCGGCGAATTCCACGCCGGAATAAAAGCCGCCGAGGGCCACGGCCACGAGGACGAGGAGAGCCCAGCGCCCGACGGTGCGCTGCACCATCTCTTCGACGGCACTGGCGTCTTCGTGGCTCATGCGGCTTTACACCGCTCCTACGGCGGCGTCAAAGATCGCCTGGTCGGCGGCATCGGCGATGCCGTCGCCGTTGAAATCGCCGTGAAACCAATCCGAGCCGGGCATAGTGTCGCGGACCCATTGGTCAGTGGGAGTGAGGTAGCCGTCGCCGTCGTTATCCCCGTTGATCGAGGGCCACACCACCACGTCGCCGATTTCCAGAACCTCTCCCACGAGCGCTGGGACGGTGTCGAAGCTCGCTCCGACGGCATCCAGAACCGCCTGATCCACGACGCAGAAGCCGGAGAAAGGCTTAGCTGCGTCGCCGCTCGTGATGGCGTTGGCGGGGTTGGCGCTCACGTCCGCCTGTCGGGCCGCGTTGGCGGCGGCGAGCTTGGTGATGAGGGTTTGTTTGTCCATCGGGGCAAAGCGGCAGATGAGAGGGGTTGTGAAGCCGCTAATGATGTTGGCGATGTTATTGGTGATCATGTTGGTTGGTTGGTTGGTGGTTAAACTTTCTGCGCGCGGATATAGGTGTTGCCGGGCGTCCCGTCGTTATCCACGGATCCCGTTGCGAAAAAGGTCACAGGATCGGCAGAGGACGCGATCTGCGCGCCCTTAAGGGTGATGGTCCCGCCGCCTGAGGCCACGCACCATCCTCGCCACTGAAAGTTGATAATCGCCCCAGAGACATTGCCGAAAAAAATCGGCGCTCCCGTGGTCAAAAAGTCTTGGCTAACCCCATTCGTCCATCCCTCGACGGTGTTTATTACTGGCGTTGCAAGCTCGTCTTTTGAAAGGGCGAACCCTCCCGCCAGAGCTTCCGCGCATTGGACTTTGATGTTGCACAGACTGCTGTCGTCCTGCACCCGAGTTCCGATCTCCGTCCAGTAGGTTGCTCCGGGCACAAGGCCCGTTAGTTGCAGCACCGTGGCCAGAGTCGTAGGCGTGCCAACTCCTTGGACAAAAACCACATCGTCGGCGGTGAGGCGGACGGCGTGAAAGCCAAGCAGGGCTAGGAACTGCGTGGAGTCGCCCTGGCGGAGCAACTCGGCGTCGAGCAGCGGGATGCCGTCCTTGCCGGCCAACGCGCGGGCGATGACGGCGACGGGCGGCTCGCCGGCGGGCAGGGTGTGCTGGAGGCGGAGGGCGTCGGCGCGTTCGTCGATGGAGAGCATGTCAGTAGGCGGGTTTGGGCTGGCGGTAGGCGAGGACGGCACCGCTGGCGAGGGTGATGCTGGTGATGCGCGGGATGCGCACGGGGACGCCTTTGGGGAGGGTTTCGCCGGCGAGCGCGTTGCCGGTCACGGCGTCGGAGACGAGGGCGGTGATCTGGCTGTCCTCCAGCGGGAGGATGAGGCCGAAGAGTCCGGTGTGGGCGGACGTATTGGTGATGACTTCAACGCCGTAGGAACCGGCGGCGATGTTGGCGAGTTCCTGTTCGGTTTGCACGAACAGCGCGGGCTACGGGCGCGCGGAAGTTGGGCAAGCGTTATTTTTCCGGGAAAAGTTGAGTGTTGAGAGTTGAGTGTTGAGAGATGCGGACCGCGGGGCCGGAAATTGGCGCGCTCCGCGCGGGGTTCATTCACTCAACACTCAACTTTCAACACTCAACCTTTTCTCCGCCCCACGGGCGCTCGATGATCGCGCTGCCGTCGTCGTGGGCTTTGAGCTGGGCGCGGAGGCGGGCGTCCAATTTTTCCAGAAACTCGCGGAGCAGCTCGGCCTGCTCGTGGGCGGTGACGTGCTCGCAGCGCTCGGGCGCGGGTTTGGTGCGGTCGCGCATGCCGGTGCGGGCCTCGGAGCGCATGCGCTCGATCTCGGGGAGGATGTGGTTTTTCCAGACGCGGTTTTCGCGGAGCGCCTTGAGGTCGCGGAGATCGGCGTCGAGTTCGGCGGCTTCCTGGTGGGTCATGGGGCGGGGAAAGTTGAGTGTTGAGAGTTGAGTGTTGAGTGAAGGAACTGCGCGCGGAGCGTGGTGAAAATGGCCAGGCGGCGGACTCTCAACACTCAACTTTCAACACTCAACCTCCCTTCCTCCCAAGTGAGCGCGGAAGATGGCGCGGAGGACGAGGCGGCGGGCTCGGGCGTTTTCGGCATCCCAGAGGCCGCGGGCGTGGAGTCGGGTGAGGGCGCGTTCGTCGGCGTCGATTTCGAGCAGGAGGTGGGCGAGCCTTCCGGCCAGCGGGACGCGGTGCAGGGCGAGCCAGAGACGCCAGAGCCGGGAGCGCGTGGCATGCTGGCGGGCGTGGGCGCGCTCGTGCTCGGCGACGTATTCCGGCGGATGGCCGATGAGGACGATGCACTCCGTCTCCGGGTCGTAGTGGGAGGCGCGCCAGGAGGCGAACCAGATGTCATCGGCGGTTTCCCGCGGGCTCATGCGGCGGGCGGATCCTCGGCGCGGGTGGTGGCGTCGGGGATGACGTTGGTGGGAAGGGCGGGCGGCTGCGCGGCGGCGGCTTCCCCGCCGGCGGGCGAGGGTTCCGCAGGCTCGGGCGCGACCGGGAGCGGCGGCGGCAGCTCGGGCAGGCGGAAGATTTCCTCGGCGCTCTGGATGTCCGCGCCTTTGGCGACCTGGATGAAGAGGGTTTGCGCCGCGGCGGCGACGCCAGCGGTCGGCAGGCCGGAGACCTGCAGCGTCTGGATCCACGTCGGCAGGATGCTGGTGATGATGAACTGCGCCTGCTCGCGCTGCTCCTTCATCTGGAAGCGCGTGAGCAGCAGGCGCACGTTCATGTCGAGCTGCGCGAGCACCTTTGCGGAGGCGAGGGAAAGGACTTCGCTGGCCGCGCCTTCGAGGTAGCGGAACGTCTCGTCCTTGTTCTGCTTCGCGTAGAGCGTCTTGAGCCCGAAGAGCACGGCGGGTTCGTAGCCGTCCTTCAAATCCTCGGTGAGCATCCGGTGCAGAGTGCTGGCGCTTTGCAGGATCGACGAAACGCCGGTCGCGGTGCTGGCGCTGGGCAGCGCGGAGTAGTCGCCCTGGGCGGCGCTGGTCACGCCGCTGTCCGTCTGGACGAGCTGCATGAGGAGCTGCATGAGTTCCCAAGTGCGCTGATCGAGGTCGGGGAAATCGACGATCTGCAGGGCGTCCTTGGCCGTCTTGCCGGGGCGCAGCGTGTAGATGAAGCCCGGCGTGCGGATGAGGCGGGTTTCGCCGGCCCGGCCCTGCTCGGTGGCGTCGCCCTGCCAGAACTTCACCGGATCGGAATTGTTCTCGTTTTTGTAGAGGATGCAGTTGAGGAGCGAGTCGATGAGCCCCTGCGCGCCCTCGTAGAGTTTGTAGAAGCCGCGGCCATACCAGCGGCCGGGTACGCGATTGACGGGGATGGCGTGGAACGGGAGATGGCCGCGGACGGTGATGTTGGCGCGGTAGTCGAGGTAGAGCGGTTCATCAATGCCGCCGGCCATGACGAGGTAGATGTTGCGCCCCACGCCGTCTTCAAACACGTCGTAGTTTTGCAGGTAGATTTCCTGCACGCGGACGTTGGGGTTGTTTTGCAGATGCTGGCGGCCGGCGCTGACTTCGCCGTGGGTGGCGCGGGGCTCGTCCTCCTTGCTCTTTGGTCCGTCGGGCTCGGTGGCGAGCAGCTCGAAGAGGGCCGCGGTGTCCTCGTCGTCGTGCCCGTAGTCGGCGCGGAGCTGGCTGACGGTGCGGGAGAATTCGTGGCAGACGGCGGGCGCGACATCGAGCGACGGCACGTTGAGCGGGGCGATGAAGGCGTCGAAGCGGACGTTGGCGACATCGAGACCGTGATAGGTCTCGGACTCCTCCTCGATGAGCACCTCGCGAAATTCCGTGGCGTCGGACTCGATGACCTCGGGAGCCTTTTCATAGACGAGCGCGCCGTCGTCGTCGGCCACGGTGCCATCCTCGGGGCGGATGTAGTCACCCTCCGGTGTGACCACGGGCTTGCCGGTCGCCTTGTCCACGAGGACGAGATCGAGCGTTTCGTAGCGATCGACGGCGGTGCGGTGGGTGGTTTTCAGGATGCACTCGCCGAGATCGATGGCGAGGCCGATGCCTTCCTTGCCGTGCTTGGTGTATTCGGCCTGGCCGAGTTTCCAGGGGGCGTGGCGGTTGATCTGGCCGGAGAGGGCGGCATCCTCCATGCCGCCGACGGGGGTGACGCCGAACCACGGCTTGCTGCCGAAGATGTCCTCGCCGCAGCGCGCTTTCATAAAGCGGGTGACGTTGCGCACGAGATTGAGCGAGTGGTTTCCGCTGAGATCGAAAATGCGCTGGCGGGTCGGGTCGCCGCTGAGGCGGGAGGCGTAGTCGGCATTGGCCTGGCGCTCGAATTCGCGGCGCTCGGGGTAGTAGCTGGCATCCATCTCGGCGCGGTATTGCTCGATCATGCTCTGGGCATCGGCGACGAGGCGGAGCTTTTGCTCCTCGGTGAGGCGGCGGGAAAGGGCGGAGGGCTTCATCGGGAAAGTTGAGAGTTGAAAGTTGAGAGTTGAGTGAAGGAGGGGGAGGGGGCGGTCATTCGGCTTCGTCGTCCTTGTTTTCGCCCTCGATCTCCGCGCGCATCCGGGCGGCGGTCTTGGCGCGCTCGCCGGTCATCCATTCGTCGATCGCGCCGAAGCTGGCGTACCACTGGCCGGCGGCGGCGGTGTGGACTTGGCAGGTGGTGTCCGGATTGCGGGCAGTGGCGAAGATGCGGACGCTATCGAACCCATGCTCATGAAGCTGGGCGGCGTAATGCTCCAGGAGGGCGGAGACCTGGGCCTCGTCGGACGGATCGAAGGTATCGGCCATTCGCCCGCGCCAGCTACGGGCGGGGCGGGGTTAGGCAAGCGGGAAAGTTTTCCGCTCCGCTGCCAGCCGACTTTAATCTCTTCTGAAAATCCTCTGGTGGCACTTGGCTCGAATTGCCAGGTAGCGAGCGCGCTGACCGGGATCGACGATGGTCACCAGTTTGAATGTTCTCCCTTTCCTACCGCAGCATTCGCACCGATTTACCGCGTCGCGGCCTCCGTCGTCTGGCGTTTTTTCTGGAGCATTTTCCAAAGCGGGTAGTCGATGGTGCGGCGCCCGAGCATGAGCCAGGCGGTGACGGATGAACTCTGGCCGATGCGATGCACGCGGTCAATCGCCTGATCGAGCAGCGCGGGCGTCCACGGCAGTTCAAGGACGAGGACGTTGCTCGCCGCGGTGAGGGTGAGGCCCACGCCGCCGGCCTGCAGATTGGCGAAGAGCAGCGGCATCGCGCGGTCGCTTTGGAAGCGCTCGACCGCCGCCTGACGGCTGGCCGCGGGCGTGTCGCCGTCGATGATCGGCGTGCCGGGGAAGGCGGCGGCGAGCGCGGCGAGGGTTTCCCGGTGCCAGGCGAAGACCACGAGCTTTTCGCCGCTGGCGAGAAAGTTGCCGATCCATTCCTGCGCGGCGTCGAGCTTGCCGCGGGCGGCGATCTGCCGGAGCGCGTTGAGGCGGACCAGTTCCTCGGCCTGCGCGGCGCGGTCGGCGGCGTGCTGGGCGCGGTGCAGGACGGCCATGATCTTTGCCTCCTCGTCGAGCCCGTGTAACAGGGCGCGGAATTCCGGGTCGCGTCCGGCGCGGGCGGCGATCCAATCGAGCACGTCGCGCTGGGCGAGGTCGTATTCCGCGCGCACGGCAGCCGGGAGATCGACGGGCAGCCGGGCGAGGCGTTTGGGCGGCAGCTCGGGGAGCACGTCGCGTTTGCGCCGGCGGACCATGCACGTCGCCCGCAGCCGGGCGGCGAGTTCCGCGAGATTCGAGGAGCCGGTGTAGTCGCGCACCATGATCTTTGCCACCGCTCCCCGCTGGCGGCGCTCCACGTCCTGCGGGCCGCAATAGCGTTCGCGGAAGTGCTCGAAGCCGCCGAGGTCGTCGAGCCGCCCGAGGATGCAGAGCGGGGCCAGCAACTCGGCGGCGCGGTTGAGCACGGGCGTGCCGGTGAGCAGCAGCCGCACGTCCACGCCGCGGCGCAGTTCCTTGGCGGCGAGGGTGCGCTGGCTGTCGTGGGTTTTGAGCAGATGGCCCTCGTCGAAGACCACGCCGCGGAGATCGAGCGTGCGCAAACCGGTCACATGGTCCGGCAGGAGATCGTAGCTGATGAGGATGATGTCGGGCGTCCGGTCGAGGGTGTCTGGCAGTCCGGCGATCATCACCGCACGATGCGGGAGCCACGCGGCCAGCTCCTGCTCCCAGTTCAGCAGCAGGCCGGCGGGAGCGACGATCACGGCGGGAAACGCGCCGAGGCTTTCGAGCGTGGCGATGGCCTCGACGGTTTTGCCGAGCCCCATTTCATCGGCGATCAAACAGCGGCGCGCGGCCACCGCGTAAGCCACGCCGGCGCGCTGGAAGGGCAGGAGCGTGCCGCGCAGCGTGGCCGGCGGCGTGAAAGCGGCATCCTCCGCGCGGGAGGCGCTGATGGTCTCGCGCACGGCGGAGAAAAGCCGCTCCTGCGCGGTGGCCGCGGCGGACGCGCCCGCGAAGCCGTGGGCGCTGGCGAAGGCTGTGATCGCGCGGATGTTCGCCGCGCGCACCCGCACCGTGAAGGCGCGCAGCGTGCCATTCCACGTCACGCCGGGGATCGTCTGTTTCAGATCGTCGATCAGCTCCTGCTCGAACGGAAAGCGGAATTGCGCCTGGCCTCCCGGCGTGAGGGTGAGCGTGCGCGCCGGGGCGATGTTCATTTTCTCCGCCTCGAATGAGGCGGGAAAAAGTGACAGGGGAGGAGTCACGGCAATTCCCTCCACGCCTTTTCCATTTCCTCGCGGACAGCGCACTCGGCGGCAAAGCATTCCATGCCGTTGCGCGCCCGGCGGATGCGTTCGACGTGCCCGAGTAATCTTTCAAACGTCTCCTGATCTATCGCTCCGGTTTCCACCGTGGCGCGGAGATGGTCGTCGAGCGCGTCGATCTTGGCGCGCAGTTGCTCAGACGCCTCCGACAGTTCCGCCGCGGTCTTGCGCGCGTGGAAAATCGCCGCGGCGCGCTTTTCGATGTGTTCCAGGGTGTTCATTCAGCGGCCCTCCTTCGCGCGGAGTTTTCCGGTGTAGGCGCGGGCGGCGGCGAGGAACCGCGTCCGGCCCGCATCGCCGGCGCGCAGGGCGTAGGCGGCGGCGGCGCGAATGATCCTCCAGTTCGTGTTTGGACCGCCCTTGGCGAGCGGAGCTTTCGGGTGCCAGGGGCTGACTCCGGCGCAGTAGTCGAGGAGTCCGGTGGTGCCGAGTTCGGTCAGGTCGATCTCGTGCGAGTGAAGGGCCGGCGCGGGGCTCGGCGTGTCATTTGGTTCTTTCATCAACCAGACCACACAAACGAGCCCGGAAAGCGTCAACTGGGGGCTGTCATGAAAGTGTCACGGATTTACCTGCTCGGCCCGCGAACCCTGATGAATAGTGGCGGAGGGGGTGGGATTCGAACCGACCCACGGGGATGCGCGGTTTTGTGAGCCGGTGCGCGTTGCGTAGGTGAATGGTGCGGAGTCGCGGAGGGATAGGGAATCACGCGGCGGCGATCATCCGCATATTCTGCCGCGTGAACCTGTCACGGATTGTCACGGGTTCCGTGACCTCAGAAGCCCATCGCGAGGTCGAGCTGTTGGACTTTTTCCGGGGTGGTCGGGATGATGGACCAATACTCGGGCACGCGGTCGGGGTGGACGACTTCGCGGTAGTCGCGCATGATCTCGGCGGCGCTGTTGCCCATTTCGAGGGCGAGCAAATCGACGCTGCCGAGGGCGGGGAGCCGGTAGGAGCCGTAGCTGTGGCGGAGTCCGTTGTCGGGCCGGTTGAGCTGCGGGAGGCGGTGCTTTTTTTGGGCGGTGTTGATCCGGGTGATGAGGGCGCTGAGGGCGCGGCTGAAACCCTTGTCGTGCGTGTAGGGGCTGGCGCGGCCGTGGAGGAAGCGGGCGCTTTCGAGCCAGGCGGCGAGCGCGGGCGAAATGGGGACGATGCGCCGGGCGGCGGTGCGGTGCTGCTTGGCGACATCGCCGCGGACCTCGATGTGGCCGTGCGGATAAAGCGGGTTGGGCAGCGGGGTGTGGCCGTCGGCATCGGGCAGGGCGGGCAGATGGAGCGAGGACCAGTCGAAGCGGTGCAGCTCGATGGTGCGGAGGCCGGCGAACGCGCCGAGGGCGATGAGGTGGCGCAGGGGCGTGGGGGCGTGGGCGAGGATCTTGGCGAGTTCCCACGGCTGGAAAATCTCGACGGGCTTGGAGCGGCGGTCGTCGGTGACGGGCTCCAATTTATCGGCCACGGTGCGGGCGTCGTCGGGGAGGTAGCGACCCTTGGCGAAATTGAAGAGGCGCACGACGGCGTTGATCCAGTTGTTCTGCGTGCGCGGCGCGAGGCGGGGGAACATTTGCAACCAGCGCTCCAGGTCGGAGGTCTGCACGTCGCCGATGGGCATGCGCAAATGTTCGGCGAGATGCTTCAACGGGATGCGCAGGCTCTTGATCGTGCTGGCGGCGCGGCGCTTGCCTTCGAGGCTGGCGAGCAGTTCGGTGACGACTTGGAAAACCTCGGTGCGCGGAAGGCCGAGGCGGTGGCGTCGCCGCCATTCGCGCGCGGCTTCGACGATGCTCGTGCCGGGGCCGAGGATCTGCGCGGCTTCGAGGTATTCGCGGCAGATGGCATCGACGGCGCGGCCGGTTTTCGCGGCGGTTTCCTTGGCGGTGGTGTAGATGCGGCGGTCGAGCGCGGTGAGGTGGAGGGCGTCGAGGGCTTCGCCGCTGGTCACGGTTTTCGCGAGGCTTTTGCAATGCGCGCGGGCGGCGTCGAGGTCGCCTTTGATGGTGATGCGGGCGCGCTGACTGCCGACGTGGTAGCAGACGAGCGTGCGCGCGGTGCGTTTGCGCGTGAGCGGATAGAGCTGGAAACGGACGCCTCCGGCGATGTGGTCCATGCGATGTCAGTTCCAGCCGAAGGGGCGTGGGGCGGGGCGGGGCGTTTTTTCGGCGGCGAGGTTTTGCGCGGCGAGGGCGAGGGAGGATTCGACGGGGGGCTGCTGGAAAATGTGGGGAGGTGCCGCGGCGGGTTTGGCTTGGGTGACTGGACGCGATGGACGCGATGGACGCGAGGCGGCGCGGATGGTCACGAACGCGGCGGCGGCGGTGAGCACGGTGGCGAGGCTGGCGATGAGGGCCGTGGAAAAATCGGCGCGCCAGCGCACGCCGGTGTCGCTGGCAGGAACCTTCCAAAGCCATTCGTGATACGCCGCGCTGCCTACCCAGCGGGTGCCGTCGTGGACTTCCATGACGATGGGCGGGTGGAGGAGGAAGAGCAGGACGAGCGCGGTGGCGGTCCAGACGATGAGGAGGCGGAGACGGTTCATGGTTTTGGCGGGGACGATGCGACGGTTTTTTTGATGCCTCGGGTCGAGCGCGGGCGCGGTCCGGAGCGCGGGGCCGGTTCCGTTTCGTTGACGCGGGCGGCGGTTTCCCGATCCCGAGCAGCTCCTGCGGACAAACGAGTGGAGGGAGTGAAGGAGCCGTCCGCAGGCGCAATGGATGTCTCGCCGGCTGCCTTGAAAGGGTTTTTGACCGTGCGCATCTTTCGGCGCATGGCGATCACGGCGGTTAATTCCGTGACGATGAAATTGGAGCGGCTGCGGTTGGATTCCGTGGCCTCCAGATCAATGTCCTCCACCAGCTTTTTGGGAATGGAAATGCTGATCTGCGTAAAATCCGCGCTGCGTTTTCCTCTGGGCATGGCAGCACGCAACAACATTTTCCATTGCCGCGCAATGTTTTTTGTTGACCGGGAGTGATACTCCCTGATAGTTTGGCGGCATGAGCGAACCATCAGACACCCAACCCGAAGGCACCGACGAGGAACTCGTGCAGGTGGTAGTGAGCAGCTTTCCGAAGGCGCTGCTCGACGAGATCGACGCGGAGGCGAAACTGAACAACCGCACTCGCGCGGCGGAAATTCGGCACACCCTCGCGGAGCGCATGGCGGAACGCCGGAGCGCCCAAGCCGCCTAAGCCATGCGGATCGAACTTCCACCGGAGGATTTTCGCGCCCTGGCGGAGCCGCTGCTGGCCCGCGTGGCCGGGGTGCTCGCGGCGCAGCTCGCCGCCTCGGCCACGGCGCTGGCGGAGGAATACGCGGCGGGCTACATGGACAAGGAGGAGGCGGCGAAGTATCTCGGGATCGAAGTGCGGGCGCTGGAAAACTGGATGAAGCCGCTCCGCGAAGGCGGGCGGGCGCTGCCGCATTTGAAGGTGGGGGCGACGGTGCGTTTCCGGCGGTGCCGGATCGACGCCTGGGCTTTGGACTTGGAAGTGAACGCGCCGACGGTGGTGCTGGAAAGGGCGGCATGAGGAGGCCGGTTGACGCTTTCGCGGGTGGTTTGTGGGGTCTGGTGATGAAAGACCAAACTACGACCGATGACGGCGGGCGCGACGCGACCGGACGGAAAGGGGGAGAGGAATGATCTCGCTGAACCTCCTGTTTGGATCGGCAGCCGCGATGGTTCTGCTGATGGCGCTGGTGGTGGGTTGGTGGGCGGGGTATTCGGCGGGCCGGGCGCGCCGGGAGCAGGACCGCGAGATCGACAAGCACGCCGGGTATCTGGCCGGGGTGCGCGCGGAGCGCGCGGCGCAGGCGCGAGAGCCCCTTTGGCTGGAGGATGACGGGGAGCAGTGGAAGAGGGGGGGACGGTCATGACGCGGCGATTCCTCCCGACAACCGCCCCGCGCGAGCATCGCCGAGCAGGAGCGCAACCGCATCACCGCCGCCGCCTGAAAACCCTTTACGTGACGCAGTAAAAGAAATGCCCGCGCCGTGCAGCAAACACGACGCGGGCCACAGAACCAAGACACATGACCAATAGCACAGAACCAACCGAAACCCAAACGCCCGCGAACCCCGTCTATCGGATTCCCGGAGAACTCTACCACCGCGGCCAATGGTGCCGCGTCATCACCGGCGCCGCCGAGACCGTGATCGTCGCCTACTGCAGCGGCCCCGACTACGCGAAGCATCGAGAGGTGCCACGCGCCGAACTGGAGGGCGGCGCGGACATCGACGATCTGATCCGCAAGCAGCACGACAATCTCGGATTTTCCTACCTCGTCGCCCAGCGCTCATCCCATAGCCAGTGCCTGCTGGTGGCGGGGTTTCTCACCCCGTCCGATGCGCAGCATTTTGCCGAATGGATCAAGGGCACGGTGATGACGCCGGGCGAGTATCTCGCGGCGAGAAGCGCCATCTGGCAGAGATGCCAGGACGAGGTCATGGCTTCGCGGGCTCTCCTCGATGCCGAGATTCGCGCCGCGCTCCAGCCGGTGCGTGCGGCGCTGCCTTCCGACGTGGCGGTGTATATCGACACGGCCTCCAGCGGCGAAGGATTCACGGCCACGGCCAGCGAACTCGACCTCTCCGACATCAACGGCTCGCGCCGGCTGTTTGAGGAGACCTATACGACCATCGCCGCAGCGGCATCCGCGCTGGCGGGCTTTGCCGTGCGGATGAACACGCAACGCGCAGCGGAAAGCGGGGTGGCGGCATGAGCGCGGCCATCACTAGCGCCGAGCAGGCGGCCAACGTCCTCGACAACCTGCGGCACGATCTGAGGTTGCGCCACTGGCATCCCTGGATCGACGGCGCGGGCCGGCGTCGGGCGGTGCGGAGCTACATCCGCGACGCCGTCGCACGGCTGCGCGACTGGCGGGTCAGGAAGGCGCGGTCGGAAGCGGGAAAGGCGGTGTCCGCATGAGCAAGCCCGGACCCAGTCGCGACCGCCGCGAGGCGAAGCGCAAACTCGCCCGCAGTGCGGCGTCCGCGCTTTCCATTACCCGACTCGGCCAGCCCGTGACCGTTCGCATGGGCGACGGCAGCTTTCACCAGACCACCGTGACCCGCCTGCCCTGGCTGCAAGGCACCGTCTGGTTTGTGGGCCTGGCCTGCATGCCCGCCGGCGCTCCCTGCAACGCTGTCACCTCGACTCTACCCTCCACCGCCGGCGCGGTGCTGGCCAAGGCCGGGCTGCGGATGGAAAGGGGGGGCGCGTGAACCTCCTGAGCGTCCTCGATAACTTTGCGGCCTCGCCGGAGTGCGTGGCGCAGAACGCATTCCACGAAACGAAGACGCGGAATCGGATCGCGTCGCTGCGCGAGGAGGCGGCCGTGTTGCGGGAAGAGGCCGCCGAGATGGAGGAGAAAGCTAGACAGATCGAGTCCGCGACCAGGAAGGTTGATCCCGCTTTGCCCGCACTGGCCGCGCGCTGGATGCTCGCGCATCTGCCGGTCAGCCCTTTCGTCGCGGAGCGGCTCGAAGTCTCCGCGCAGACCGGCGACGTGCGGGTGCCGCGCGCCGTCGCGCTGCTCTACGGAATCGCGCTACCGTCGGATTTCTTCCCACCCATCCCCTCGCGGGAAAGGATCGCCCGCGGGAACATGGATGGGCTGGAGATGTTCGCTGGGCCTTTGGAGATCAGACCATGAGCAAACGCCCATCCGATGTCCACGTCGTCATCGACCCGCACACGCGCGGGTCGAGCTTTGGCATGTGGTGCCAGCACTGCGGGGCCCGGAAGCAGATCGCCCTGCCCATCGGCATTACGGACTTCGCCCGCATCACCAAACGCTTCGTCCGCGACCATCGCCCATGCCCGCAATCTGTCGGTGAGGCAGTCGGGGCGCCCATCGCGAGGGAGGTAGAGCCATGATGCGAGCCTGGGATTTCGTGTTGGACGTGCTGCTGCGCACGACGGCGGGCGAGCTTTTCCTGTGGGTGCTCGGCTTTTGTCTGCTCATCGGGATCCTGCTGCTCGTCGTCTCGATCCTTTGCGACATCCGCCGCCACCGGCGAGACGAGCGCGAAGCGGGCGTGCGGCGGCTGATGGAGGGATTGAGCGCGGATTCGCACCTGACGATCTGCCGCCACGGCGTGGCCGGCCATCGCCCGTGCCCGGAGTGCTGGGAGTGGCTGAGCCAGATCGGGGGAAAGGACAGGAAGCCATGAGAGTTCCGATGGACCCATACCTATTGCTGATCTTCGCGGCGGCGGCCGGGGCGATTGCCTGGACTGCGCTGCAGGCTCTGATAGGGAAAGTCCGCACGCGGATCAATGCCCGGCGGGTGACGATCGGCAGAAATCTCACGGACACCTGGGCGGGAAAGGTGCTGCGGGAACCGGCCACCGGGCAGGTGAGCCTGTGCGTGGCCACGGCACTGCGCACGGAAAGCCCGTGGCAACGCTGGGTGCGGGCGCAGCCGGTGCTGCTGCTGACCCACAACCGCGAGGTCGCCGCGCGCTTCCGCTGCCCGTGCATGATGTGTGTGATGTCGCGAGGCTTCGTGACGAAAGTAGGGATGGACAGCGGACGCATCCGCACCGTGCCCGCAAAGCAATGCGCGATCGCGCCGGCCACGGAAGCCGCCGCCTTTCTAGCCAGCATCCCAACAGCCGAGGAGGAAGCATGAAGCGGGTTGAGCCGCTTTGGGTGAAGCTCATGGTCTTTCATGGGCGCTGGCGCTCGCGAGCGATCTACACCGAAAACGCGGTGGGGCGGTGGTTCTATCGGATTACCTACGCCGTCACATTTAGACTTATCGAATGGATTACGCTGCGCCTCCAAGCCAGAGCGTGGCGGGCCGAGAAGGAGACTAGCCGCGCGCGTCCGATGCCTTCCAACCCTTCACCTAGAAACGAACCCGCACCCATCGACTGACTTGCCCGCGGGCAGTGCCCGACTTGTTCTTTCCATAGTGAACATAGACCGGAGCCGGGCGGGCGCGAACTTGCCCGGCTCCCCCAATGACTTAACCCGCCGTCAATCCCGCCCCATGCCCGACCAACCCATCCGACCCATCCCTCTTCCGCAGTCCGACCCGGAATCTCTCTCCCATCCTTTTCCCGCGAACCTGCCGGCGGATAAGTGCCTGGCGCTGCTGCGCGCGGGCCGGGCGGTGCGTTATGAGACGCGCGAACTGGCGGGGGCATTCATGGAGATCACCCTCCACGGCAAAACGAGCCGACTGCCCGTCCCGGGCCGCTATGCGGTGATTGCGCACGCCGACGGCGCGGAAACGCTCGCGGCGCTCAATCTCACCGGGGAGCAGGCGCGCGACCGCGTGAAGCGGCTGAACGCGCCGGGCCGCCCCTCGGGAACTTACTCGCTCTCGTGATGGCCGAGTGTGCCCCAACGCATGAGACGGCGGAGCATCACGCGCTGCTGGCGGAGTCGGCGGCGCCGGTGAAGTTTGCGCGGGCGGCGGCGATCGAGGTCGCACGGGAGCTGCTGGCACATGTGTCGCCGTGCGCCGAGCGGGTGCTGATCGCGGGCTCGCTGCGGAGGAGGAAGGCGATGGTCGGCGATGTGGAGCTGCTCTTTATCCCGCGGATGAAGGAAGGCTTTCGCGGCGATCTGCTGGCTCCGCCGCCGATGGTCTCGATGGTGGACGAGGCTTTGGAGCAGTTGATCGCTGAGGGCATCATCGCGCGCCGGCTGAGTGTGAAAGGGACGGCGTCCTGGGGAGCGAAGAACAAGCTCGCGGTGCATGTGGAGAGCGGGATCCCGGTGGACCTTTTTGCCGCGACGGCCGCGAACTGGTGGAACTACGTGGTCTGCCGGACGGGTGGATCGCGGAGTAACATCGCGATCTGCAACGCGGCGCGGGAGCGCGGGTGGAAGTGGCGTCCGTATGGCGAGGGCTTTACCCGCGTGGGCGGACCGGACCACGGCCGCGTGCATGCGGTGGCGAGCGAGCGGGAGGTCTTTGAGTTTGTGGGTCTGCCATGCCTTTCGCCGGAGGAAAGATGCTGATGAAACTCGCGCGCAAAAAGGCCAGGGCGAACGCCGTGGAGCCGGGATGCGGTGCGCCGCCGGCGGGGCCGGGTCTTTGCTGGGTGCGCTGCGCGCACGCCGGGCGGCTGATCGCGCACTGCGATGGCCAGGCTCCTTTCCTCCGGATCTCGCTGCTGGACCCGTGGCAGGGCAAGTGCATCCCAAACATCACCGCGAAATCCATCGAGGCGCTGACGTGGCTCGGGAAGATTCCTGAGCCGGAGGAGGCACGATGAAGGCGATCACGATCATGCAGCCTTGGGCGTCGCTCGTGGCGATCGGGATCAAGCGCTTCGAGACGCGGAGCGGGCGGACGCATTATCGCGGCCCGCTGGCGATCCATGCCTCGGCGGCTTATCCGCGCGCGAACCGCGCGCTGGCGGAAACGCCGGCGTTTCGCTACGCGCTGCGCAATGTGCGCGGGCCGCTGCCGCGCGGAATGGTGCTGGCGACGTGCGAGCTGGTTTGCTGCACGGCGACCGAGTCGCTGACGGATCAGCTCGATCTGCTGCAGCTCGGCGCAACGGACATGCTCCTTGCCCAATTCCAGTTCGGGGATTTCACGCCCGGCCGTTTCGCGTTGGGGCTGAGCGAGGCCCGGCAGTTGCCGACGCCGATCCCGGCGAAAGGCTCACTCGGGCTGTGGGAATGGAATGGAGGCCCGAGCCAGCTATGAGTGAGCGGCCTTTTTACACATGCCCCGGAGCCGTGTGGCTGCGTGACCCCGTGCTGAACGGCTGCAGCGAGGACGCCATCGCCATTTTCAAAATCATCTGTGAAGCCTCGAACCGCGACTGGCGGATCGAGGTGAGTCCCGTGAACCACGCTTTCAGCGTGCGGCAGTGCATCAAAGATCCGAACCGCTTTCGACGCTGGTCCGAGGAGAGAATAAACCGAAGCCTCGGCGAGTTGCGAGCCCGCGGGTGCCTTTTCCTTGCTACCTCATCCGACCGGGAATGGATCGAGGTGCCCGACCGGCTCGCTTATTGCAAAGGTCACAAGGCCGAGGCTGCGCTTGGTCCGCCCGTGCAGATGCCCCTGGCGATTCCGAAAGCGGAGCCGGACTTGTTTGTCGTGCCCGACATTCCAGTGAGAGCAGAGAAGAAGGAGAGCAAAGCTCCCGAATCCGCGCGCGAGCCGGGTGCGCCGCCGAATGGGAATCGGGCTCTGGCGAGCGGTAGGGAAACGAGCTTCGCTCGTTCCCCGGAAGAGTTCGCGCAGACCGCTTTGGGGCGCAGGCTGGCAAAGTTCATCGGCCCGGCACAGATGGTCGAGGAGGCCAAGCAAAGCGGAGCGGAGTGGATGCGCATCCTGCGCGAGGAAGGAACGGCTCTTGGTGAGCTGCTCGACCAGGGTGAACGCACGAGGGCCGAAATGCCGAACGGCGCAACGCGGGCGAAGTTCCTTACGCTTCGACTAGGTCAAAGAAGGGGGAGGAAGTCCGCATGAGTGAGCGCACTAGCAGCGCGCGGGTCTGCGAACCCCGAGTAAGAGCCGCGCGTGAGTCGCAGAGAAAGCCCGGTGGGGAGCGGGCGGAGTTTTCACGCCCAACCAACTAACATTCATGAACGCCATCGAACTCTACCACTCCAACGGAAAGCCGTGCGGCATCTACCACTGCGAGAAGTGCAGCGTCGTGCATCGAACGAAACAACTGGCGGATGAGTGCTGCCTGCCGCGCGTCTGCGATTGCGGCGCTGAATGCCCGCAACCCTACACGGTCTGCGATGAGTGCCGCCGCAAGAAAGACATCGCCCGCGAGCGATCCCGATTCGATGCTGCGGAAAAGGTGAAGGAATGGAGCGGGCCAGTCTGCGCGCCACACAGCGACCGCTACGGAAGAAACCTCGACGAGCTGCTGGAACTGCTCGACTACGACGAATCCGACCCGCCGGAATACGTCTGGACCTGCTCGGAGCGCCCTGTCTGCCATCTCGATTACGGCTCCATCATCGAGGGTGCGACGAGTGACGCTTACGAGGACTTCGATCCCGACTCACTTCACGGAGAAAAGGAACTGACTGAAGCTCTCGAAAAGTTCAACGCGCTGAACAAGGAAAACGTCGTTTGGGAGCCGAATTACAAGGTGGCGCTCGTGCTCGAAGCGGCAGGGCGGGCGGCTGCGGATGGGAGTGCTGACGAGACGGGTGAAGCGAAGAGCGGCGCGGGTTCAGCTAGCGATGGAACTGAGGAGCGCCGGGAGCCGCGCCCCACCGAAACCTGAGACAAGTAACCAATATGAGAACTGAACCAATGAATCCAAAACCAACCGCCGACAGCAACGCCGAGACTACCAACCCCAGCGGAGAAGCGTCTCCTCCAGTGACTGGTTCGGCGTTTGGTGAACTCACGATATGGGAGGAGGAAGGGGGCTACTGCTCCCCTGCAATCAGCGTGAAAACAGAAGGTGGGGAAATCTCCATCGAAGACCTGATCGAGCAAGTAATCCCCGGCTGCCCGATGAGTGGCGGCGGCACGGGACACCGCGTCGAAATCACTGTGCGTCTCATTGCGCCGAACCGCCTAGCTCTGGCACAGCCGGAGCGTAACCAGACACCGACACCATGAAAAACTCCACCACTCCGGCTGTTGTCCAGCAGCGCCTTGTTCGGCCTCATTGGATCATCGCTCCAAGAGGATATGCTGAACCCGATCCACCATACCGATCCCGCTTCAACTTTGTGTGGTGGTTCTGGCTGCCACGCCTCCACACGCAAACGCCCGACGCCATGAATCCGCGAGTGATCCGTCTCATCTGGCTCTGCTTCGCGGTGGGGCTAGACATCTGGGGCAAGGAGTCGCGGATGTATTGGCCGAACGACGGAGCTAAACGGCGCAGTGAGCCGAGCGTTGACGAAGCTGGAGACAAATCGCCGTTATGAGCATGGAGCGCGTTCACTTACCGGAAGCGGAGGCCAGCGGCGGGAGCGCAAACAACCGCAGCGGAGAGGCGTCCGTTTCAGCGATTGGTTATCCCCTGGCGGTTGAACTTAGCGGGCGCGCAAAATGCAATGGAAGCAGCGGTCTGGTGGGAGTGGGGGGACTTCGTAAATTCGAGGCCGAAGGCGTGACTTTGATTCTCGCGGACTGCCGCGAGATCAAACTGCCGAGCTTCGATTGCGTCGTGAGTGACCCGCCCTACGGCTGCAAATACGTCGGCTCGCCGGGCACAACGCACCGAACCGGAATCCACTCCAAAGGCAGCGGCCGGGGCGAGCGCACGCGGGAAACCGTGATGCACGACGATGAGCCGTTCGACGTGGCGCGGTGGGTTCAGTGGCCGTGTGCGTTCAGCGGGGCGCAACACTACTACGACCGGCTTCCGGCTGGCGGATCGCTGCACTCGTGGGACAAGCGCGGGGACTACAAACGCACGAGCTTCGCCGACGCGGACATCATCTGGTGCTCTCGGAAGATGAACGCGCAAACTTTCCGGCTGGTGTGGCGCGGCCTCTGCCGCCACGCGGAAAACAGCGACCCGATCCTGCACCCGACGCAAAAGCCGGTGTCGCTGATGCAATGGATGCTCTCGCTCGTCGAAGGAGCAACGGTGCTCGACCCCTACATGGGCAGCGGCACGACGGGCATCGCGTGCATCCGAGACGGGCGGCGATTCGTGGGCGTCGAAAAAGACCCAGCCCACTTTGCAATCGCCGTGCAGCGCATCCGCACGGAGCTTGCCCAGGGCGTTCTGTTCCGAGCGGGCGGCGGGGGTGCGGAGCCGGTGAGAGAAACCGCCGCTTCGGAACCGCCAAGGGATAACGATGAAGCTGACCGATCCGGGGCAGCCAAGCGGCGCAACAACGAAGGAGCATAGAATGCCATCGCCGCACGAATACTACTGCTGTTGTCGTGAGTGCCGGGCCGCACGCAGCGTGCTAACTGCGATCACGGAGCCGCGCGTCGGGGCTGCCACGGATTCGCGTCCAGCGCTTGGTTCAGTGCCGTTCGGATTACAGCCCCGCGCCGCTCGCACGAAAGACCCGGCGGGGAGTGGGCGGAGTTCCAAAAAGAATCTTCAAACTTTCTTCACTTTCCGCTTGCCAGCTATACCGGAGTCACGTATAGAAGAGACATGACAACGAACCAAATCCAAATCGGAACCAAAATCGAACGCATCGCCAGCGACTACACCGGAGGCCGCAAGGGCACGGTGATCGAAATCAAAGACGGTCGAGCCCGCATCGTGTGGGATGCCGGCCACCCTCGGACGTGGATCAAGTTTGCCGCTTTGCTCGTGCTCGCGCAGCCGTCGCAGACGGTGCGCGGCGAGTGGGTCGCAACTCCCGGCAGCAAGCGACACAGCGCAATCCGGGTTTGCACAAACGAAGCGCGCGGCGAAACCTGGCACGAATACCAAAAGCTATGACGAACTTTGGTCGCGAACTGAAAGCGCAACGCGCCGCCTGCGGACTCAGCCAGTCGCAGGCGGCAGCGTGCTTCCGGGATCTGAGCGTGCGGACGCTGCAAGCGTGGGAGACTAGCGAACAGTCTCCGCCGCTGTGGATTCAGCATGTGATTCTTGACAGGCTCTCGAAGCGGAAATCCCCGGCAGGGCGGGCGGCGGGGGCTGGGGTGGGTAAGAAAGCGCGACGGACGAAGAAGGGAAAGGCACTGAACTGTGATTCTCCAACAGATCGTTCGATAACCAACAGAGAAAAGACCCCATGAATACGAAACTCAATCAGGCACTGCAAAAGATGGAGGATTGGATGGTGTTGAAACATCGCGACCGGAAGACGCGGGCGACCTATCGGCGGCAGGCCGAGCGTTACTCCGCATGGCTCCAGGCGCGGCGCGATCTGCATGCCGTTTCCAGCGAGCGCAAGATCGAGGCTTATCTCACCATGCGGGCGCGCGAGGACTGCGCGCCCAGTACGCAGAATGTCGCCTTTCATGCGCTGCGGTGCTTTTACGAGCACGGGCTCGGGATCGGTCTCGGGGATATTTCGGCGCTGCGGGCGCGCCGGGAGCCGACCATCCGGCGGGCACCCTCGGTGGAGGAAACGCGGGCTATCCTCGCGGCGGCGCGACCGCTCTATGGCTACCCGTGCGACATGATCATCGAGTGGATTTACGCGAGTGGGTTGCGGGTAAGCGAGCCTCTGAACGCGCGACTGAAGGACATCGACACTGCGCATTCCCGGTTCACGGTGCGCGATGGAAAGCACGGGGTTTCGCGGGTGGTGCCGATCCCGTGCGCGCTACTGCCGCGGCTGCTGGAGCAAATGAAGTGGGCGGCGATGATCTGGAGCCGGGATGCGGCGGTGCCGGTCCCGGTGCCGCTGCCGGGAAAGCTGGCGCGGAAATATCCTCGGGCGCAGTTTGCCAAAGCGTGGGCGTGGCTGTTTCCGGCGAAGGAGCCGATCCGGTTTGATGGCTTTCCGGGGCTGGTGCGCTGGCGCATCCACGAATCGGCGGTGCAGCGGGCATTCAAGGCGGCGGTGCGGGCGTGCGGAGCGAGCGAGGATCTGACGCCGCATCATTTGCGGCACGCTTACGCCACGCATCTGCTGACGGAGACGCGGGCGAATGTGCGCGATGTGCAGGTGGCGATGGGACACCGGCAGATGCAGACGACGGCGGGATACATCACGCCGGAGATCGGGCGGCTGCCGGTGCCTCCGGCGCTGGCGGAGAATCGGCTTGCCTAACGGCGGGGCGCGGGTAGCTGCGCGGGCCATGCCGAAGAAAAAAGCCGCGGTCGCGGCCAAGCGAGCGAAGGCGAAAGCCTCGAACCTCCCAAAAACCGAGCCTCCGAAGAATCCGGCCAAACCGGCGAAGGCCGCGGAGAAAAAGCCGTGCCAGGCGCTGGATATGCGCAAGGCTTACCAGGCGGAGATCAAGGCGCTGCGGGCGCAGGTGAAGAAGCGGACGGCGGGGCAGGTGAAGGAGCTGGCGGTTTTGCAAAAGGAGATCGCGGCGCGTGAACTCCAGAAAAAGCGGATCGAGAGCGCGACGGGCAAGGAAGTGGCGGCGCTGGAAAAACGGATCGCGGTGCTGGAGGGACGCAACTCGTGACGGTGGCGGAGATCCGGGCGGACGTGGACCGGGGAATCGAGATCGCGGAAAAGATGGCGGCGCTGAAAAAGGAGAAGGAGGAGATCGAGGAGCGGCTGGTCAAGGCGGGGCTGGCCGGAGAGCAGGTCGCGCTGGAAGACGAGGAGCGGGAGGGCCGGCAGTATCTGGCGCGCGGCTCGAAGCTGGTGGTGCCGGTGGTCTTCACGGCGGACATGGTGGTGAAAACTTTTGCGGCGGAGAGTTCGGTGCATCGGCAGATCGCGAAGGCGGCCGGCGACAAGCTGGCGTCTTTTTACGCGGAGAAGAAGACGCTGACGGCGATTTTCGACACGGGAAAACTGCTGCGGCGGCAGGCGGCGGAGGTGTTTGGTGCGGATGCGCCGGCGTTTGTTTCGGCGTGCCTGGCGCGAGATAAATTCGGGGTGGTAAAGAGCCAGGAGCGGGTGGAGTGGGGCCGGGCGAGCGAGGGGTAGGAATTTAGGATTTGGGATTCAGGAGTTTGGAAGGGGGAAAACCGGAGGCGCGGAAATGCGGGTTTTTCTCTTTTGGCGGGTGTTCATAAAGTCCCCCGGATTTGGGGAGGAAAGGGGCTGTTCACAAGAGGGTCGATACTTGAACGCCTTCCGCGACGGTTTGTAAATGGCTGGCGTGGAACACGTTGCGGAACGGCGAAAAACGGGGGCTTACAGAGGGGCGCGGGGAGGGCTTGCGCAACGCGCAAATGGGGGTAGCGCGCCGGGGGGATGAATGAACAGACGCCGGAAGAAAACCCGAGGGTGGCGCTGTATCTGCGGGTCTCGACGGCGGAGCAGGATCACGAGCCGCAGCGCATGGAGCTGCTGGATTTCTGCCGGCGGCGGAAGTGGACGGCGTGGACGGAATACGCGGACCAAATCTCCGGGGCGAAGTGGACGCGGGCGGGACTCGACGGACTGATGCGCGCGGTGCGGAAGCGGAAGGTGGATGTGGTGCTGTGTGTGAAGCTCGACCGGCTGGGGCGCTCGCTCTCGCACCTCGCGCAACTGATCGCGGAGTTTGACAAGCATGAGGTGGCGGTGATCTGCACGACCCAGGGGATCGACACCTCGCACAGCAATCCGGCGGGGCGGCTGCAGATGCATGTGCTGATGGCGGTCGCGGAATTCGAGCGGTCGCTGATCCGGGAGCGGACGAAGGCGGGACTGGTGGCGGCGGTGGCTCGGGGATCGAAGCTGGGGAGGCCGCGGGCGGATGCGGACAGCGGGGCGCGGGTGGCGGCGTGTCTGGCGCGAGTGCCGAGGCCGGGACTGCGCGCGGTCGCGAAGGAATTGAAGCTGAGCTTGGGGCTGGTGGCGCGGCTGGCGAAGGCGGGGCGGGGGAAAGTTGAGAGTTGAGAGTTGAGTGTTGAGTGACGCGGGTGTGTTGACGATTGCGTGGCTCGTTTGTGTGGTCTTAGTGCATGAAAAAAGAACCAACAAAAACCGAAGCGCCGGCGGTCACGAGTCCGGCGCACACTCCGGGGCCGTGGAAAATGAGCGGCAGCACCACGGCGGTCTATCGCGCTGTGCAAGACGGGAATTGGGCGGGGCACAGCGACCTGAACGAACCAATCGCTTGGCTCACCGACACGGGCCGGAACGCCGAGGAAACGGAGGCGAACGCGCGGCTGATTGCGGCCGCGCCGGAACTGCTCGCCGCGCTGAAAAAGATCGACGCCAACGCGGCTGAATCCCCGGAGTGGATTCGGCGGGTTGCACGGAAAGCGCGGCGGAAAGCGGAAGGGAGGGCGGAATGAGCGCGGCGGAGATGATGGGAAGGGTGGGGAAGGATGGGGTCTGGAATGTGGAAGGGGTGCGGGTGCTGGTGCGAATCATGGATGCCCGGATGGTGTTCAACCGCCTCGACTTCAAAATCGTGCCTCTCATGGGCGCGGGTGAAGTGTGGGTGTCCGCGGCGCGCGTGGGCGAACCGGCGAAAGCGGAAGGGGGTGCGAAGTGAACGCGCTTTATCTCGGCTGCACTGCGGCGCGGCACGCGCGCTTGGGAATCCACGCGGTGGTCAACGCGCGCGGCGGACACGCGGCGCTGAACGCGCCGACAATCGAGGACACGGAAATGATGAGGGACGCGCGGAAGGTGCGCGACCGGATCGAGCGGCGCGTGAGGTTCTATCAGTTCAACAGCCGGTTCTTTCGGCGGAACCACAAGCGCCTCGCGCATCTGGTGAGCAGTCCCGAGGACTGAGAGGGCTTGCGTTTTGCGGCGGTGCGCGTAGCGGGCGCGGGGCATGAAGAAGAAAAAGGGGCCGGCGAAAGCCGCTCCGAAGAAAAGCGGAAAACGCCGAGACGCAGAGACGCGGAGGAAAACGCCCGCGGGCCAAAAGACACGACTGCCGGGAAGTCGTGCATCGGCGAAGGCCAAAGGTGGGCGGGGGAAGAAAAGTCCGCCGGTGCAGGATGCGCCGGCCAGCGCTCAGGATGAGCGCGCTACCCTGTCCGCTCGGCAGGAAAATTTCTGTCAGGAATATGTGAAGGGGGGGACGGCGACGGAGGCTTATGAAAAGGCTTATGGGAAGGTGAAGGGTGCGGAGGTGAGCGCGAGTCGGCTGCTAAGTAATGCTAAGGTGGCGGCGAGGGTGAAGGCGCTGCAGGAGGAGGCGGCGAAAGGGGCGGTGCTGAGCCTGCAGGAGACGCTGGAGTATTTTCGCAAGGTGGTGCTGACGCCGATCGGGGAGGTGGATGAGCGGAGCGTGCTCTGCCAGTCGGCGGAGCACAGCGACACGGGGACGAAATTCAAGATGCCGTGCAAGCTGAAGGCGCTGGAACTGAATGCGAAGCTGCAGGGCTGGCTGCGCGAGAAGGTGGAGCACACGATCGAGCAGGATGGGCTGGCGGCGCTGATGACGAAGATTCGCGATGGACTGCGCCCAACTGCTGAGTGACCCGCTGTGGAGGATCGGGAACCTCTACGGGATCAAGACCGAGGACGAGGGCCGGCGGCTGCGCTTCGCTCCAAGGCCGGAGCAGTGGGAGGTGATTCGCGCGCTGACGGAACACCCCGACCAGCCGCTCTACATCATCAAAAGCCGGCGGCTGGGGATGAGCACGGCGCTGGGGATCACGCTGGCGGATTGCGCGGCGTGGAGCAGCGGGTTTCAGGGCTCGCTGGTGGACCAGACGCAGGCGGACGCGGAGCGGAAGATGAGCGAGATCATCCGCTACGCGGTGAAGAGCATGCCCGGGGAGCTGGCGGAGCGGCTGGAGTTTCCAAAGGCGAATGACGGGGAGCTGCAGATCGTGGTGCGGGGGCAGGATGCGCGGGCGAGTTCGCGCATTTTCGCGGGGAAGAACGCGCGCGGCGGGACGAACAATTTTTTGTGGATTTCGGAGTGGGGGCCGATCGCGGCGAACGACCCGCGGCGCTCGACGGAAATCCGCACCGGGGCGCTGCCCTCGGCCCGGCGCGGGCGGCGGGTGGTGGAGACGACGTGGTATGGCGGGAAGAGCGGAGATCTGTGGGAGCTGGTGAAACCGATCCTGGAGCGCGATCCGAACGCGGAGGGGCGGGTGCTCTTTTTCCCGTGGCACGGGGATCCGGCGTGCGTGCGGACGACGGGCGTGGTGACGAAGGAACTGGAGGAGTATTTCCGGGAGGCGGCGGAGAAGGTGGGGCGGAAATTCAGCCGGGAGCAAAAGCTGTGGTATGGGGCGAAGCAACTGGAGCAGGGGATGTTTGTGAAACGGGAATACCCGACGACGATGGAGGAGGCGATGACGGCTCCGGTGGAGGGCTCGATCTACGGGGAGGCGCTGGCGCGGCGGCGGGCGGCGGGGGCGATCGGGCCGGTGGAGCCGGACGCGGAGGCGCTGGTGAACACGAGCTGGGACCTGGGGAGTCCGATCAATACGGTGTGCTGGTATTTCCAGATGATCGGGCGGGAGCTGCGGTTCATCGACGTGGACCTGGACGTGGACCTGACGGCGGCGGAACGGGTGGCGGGAATGCTGCGCAAAGGCTACCGCTTTGGCTGGCACTACGTGCCGCATGACGCGGCGGCGAAGCAATACAACGGGCGGACGTTTGCGGCGGACCTGGAGGATGCGGGGCTGAAGAATCTGCGGATCGTGCCGCGGACGGCGGATGAGTGGGTGGGGATCAATCATGTGCGGCAGAACGTGCTGCCGCGGGCGGCGTTCCGGCTGCCGCAGTGCGAGGTGGCGGTGGGGCGGCTGGAGGCGTTTCGCACAGCGCGGGAGACGAGCGGCGGGCTGGCGAAGGATGCGCCGGTGCATGACATCAACAGCCACGCGGCGGCGGCGCTGCGGACGGCGGGCGAGGCGGACCTGGCGGGGATGCTGGAGGCGGGGTGGGTGAGGAGCGCGTTTGACGGGGAGGGGTTGAAGGCGCTGCGGATGGGGGCGGGGAAAGTTGAGAGTTGAGAGTTGAGAGTTGAGTGACAGAATCTGCCGACATGAGAACGAAGATCGGCCAAAGAATCATCGAGGCGGCGATACGGGCGCGGGTGGCGGGTGTCATTGAGAAACAACACACGATCGACGTTTATTTGGGACGCCTGGAGCATGGGGAGTTTCGGGAACAGGAGATGAGGGGGGCGGAAATGATAAGGCGGGAGACAGCGTTGTATGAGCTGAAGGATTATATTGAGTGGAGCGGCTTTCGTGTTTTCAGGGTGGAGGCAAAGACGCATTTTGGCGTCGGGCTGGTCGGCATTCCGTGATGGACCGCATCCACCTTTCACGACAGACCACGGGGGAGCTGACGGTGCTGCCGGCGGCGGGGGGGGTGTGGCAGGTGTGGGAGCGGCCACGGGTGCATTGCCGGTATGTGCTGAGCGTGCGGGGCGGGGGAAAGCCGAAGCTGATCGGGGGGCGGAAGGAACGGGAGCGGAGTGTGGTGCTGGTGTTGCGGAAATGGTTCGCGACGGAGGGGACGGAGGAGGTCACGCCGACGCGGCTGGTCTGCCGGCTGACGCCGCCGACGGTGCTGGATCTCACGCCGCTGGCGGAGTTGGTGGCACTGGTGGCGGACTGGTACGGCGGGGCGCTGACTTTCGTGGAGGTGAAGGACGGGGCGCTGCTGGCGAAGGAATGCCAGCGGGTGGGCGTGGCGGTGCAGGTGCAGGAGCGGCTGGATTTGGCGACGAGCCGCTTTACGCCGGACCTCGGGTGGCTGACGGACGGGGAGACGGGACCGGCGGCGCTGAATGCGCTGGTTAATGCCATCCGGGCGACGGGCCAGTGGACGGCGAAGGGCAAGGATGAAGGCGGAAGGATGAAGGATGAGGTCAACGAGCACGCGAAGATGGCGCTCGTTTTGGAATGCCCGCACGCGCTGGCGGAGATCGAGACGTTTGCCGGGGACAGCGAAGCGCCGGCGGTGAGCCATGACGACGATGTGCGGGCGCTGGCGACGGGGCTTTACAACATCGACGCGGCGACGCGGCTGAACGCGGAGGCGAGGCGCAAGGTGGGGCCGCGGGATGGGTGGAAGGCGGGAGTGCTGCGGAGTTGAGTGTTGAGTGAAAAAGCGGGTGGGGCGGTTGACGCTTTTGCGCGGCGTTTGTGTGGTCTTAGTGCATGAAAAAAGAACCAACAAAAACCGAAGCGCCGGCGGTCATAAGTCCGGCGCGAATTCTCTCTCCGCGGGCGCGGGCGGAATACTACGAGGTGATGCTGCCGGCCTGGGCGCGCCCTCGCCCGATGGCGGAATGGGCGGCACGCTTGCCGCGGCGGAAAGCGGAAGGGAGGGCGGAATGAGCGGACTAATCCTGAACTGCTTGAAGGCGCACGAGGTGGTAAAGCTCGGAGCCTTTAGGATCTGCCGATACGACCAAAACAACGAAGTCGGGATTCATGTGAGGGAAGACGGGTCGGGGCTGACCTTTTTCGACAAGCTCACTACGGCGGGAATGAAACGCACTGAAAAATGGATCATCCGAACGAAGGCTGAACGTGCTGAGCGGGAAATGAAGGAGGCGGCATGAGTGCGATTGAAAACTTCCCGATGCTTGGTCCCTCGCGCTTTGCGGAGTTTGCCGCTGATGTGGAAGCCCATCGCCCCGGCGGGCGCGTGCTCTACGTGTCCGCCGCTGATCTGGCCAGCGTGCTGGCTCGCGGGAAAACCCAAGTGCCGCGGCGCGACAAGGGTGGGAGGCGGTTGTCAGCGCGGTGGGATGAAATCAAGACCACGCGGGCGCGCGAAGCCTTTGCCGAGCGCCACGGGTGGCCTTTCACGGTGCATGTGGCGAACCTGGCGGAAGCAAAGGAGGCCGCGTGAAAGCAACATCGAGAAACTCCCGCGCTCTGACGGCCGCACAGAAAGGGGCGCTCAAAGCCTACAACTTCGCGCTTGCCCAAGAAGACCGCTACCTCGGGAGCGTGTTTGTCACTCCCGCCGGGCAGCGCGAAAAGGAAGCGCAAACGCAGGCGGCTTACGCCGCGTGCAAAGCGCTGGGAATGACGCATGAGCACGGGCTGTAAAAGAGTTGAGAGTTGAGGGGTGAGAGTAAAGAATCCGCGGCGATGAATAACCCGACCGATGAGAGTGAGGTGGAGAGCATCGCGCCGGAGGAGATGACGACGGCGGCGGGGCTGGTGGCGAAGGTGGTGGCGGAACGGGAGCGGTGGCTGCGGGCGTGGCACGAAACGGTGATGCAACCGGATCTGCTGCGGTGGCATGACGCGGAGGTGAATTCGCGGTTTGTGGCGCCGGGAAGCGGCTGGCTGCAAAGCGGGGAGCGGGTGCTGGGGTGGTTCAAGGTGAGGTATCACGAGGGGCTGGGGGATGTGAGGATCGAGGCGGACTGGCCGGAAGTGGATGTTGCAAGTTGAGGGTTGAGTGTTGAGGCGGCGGCGAAGAAGCGGAAGGGCCGGGCCAAAAGATTCTTGCCGAACTGAGGCGTGACCGTAGCGGGACAAGGGCATGGCTTATCCACGCTCCGCCCGCCGCCGTGAAGAAATGCCGCAACGCCCGCGCATCGATGCGCGAGCGGCGCGGCGCGACCTGAACGGGAATGTCATCTCGGAACCGGGGGAGATGGCGTTCACGAAAATGCACCGCGGCATGGATGGGAAGCCGGACAGCGGCGAGAGCATCGGGCGCGGAACGACGATGCAGTTCCCCGCGCGGAAATCGGGCCTCGACGGACTGCGACCGCTGGCGGATGCGCCGGCTCAGCGGCAGGGACCGCTGCCGGACGGCGGAACGATGGACACGACCACGACGCCTTCGGGGTTTCCGCGCAGCCGGATGACGACGGGCAACGCCGGGGTGGAGATGCGCGGGGCGGAGGAGCGCGGGGCGCAGATGGCTCCGGCGGCATCGCGGACGGCATTTCCCCGACCGGGAACGGGGGCGAACATCATGCGCCAGCCGGACGGGAGTCCGGGGGGGCTGATCACGGCGGCACCGGGGGGAGGGCGCGATCTTTCGAGCGTGTATGGCACGGGGAGTCTGCGGTTTCCGCAGCCTCCAGGGTTGGCGAAGCAGGATATGACGGCGATGCCGCGACACAGTGCGCTGCTGCCGACGGCGCGGGTGAGACCTCGGGCGGAGGCGGATGCGCTGGCGGCGAAGCTGGAAAGGCCCGAACCGCAGCCTCCAGGGCTGGCGAAGCAGGATATGACGGCGATGCCGCGACACAGTGCGCTGCTGCCGACGGCGCGGGTGAGACCTCGGGCGGAGGCGGATGCGCTGGCGGCGAAGCTGGAAAGGCCCGAACCGCAGCCTCCAGGGCTGGCGAAGCAGGATATGACGGCGATGCCGCGACACAGTGCGCTGCTGCCGACGGCGCGGGTG